TAGCATCGCCTCCAGAAAAAGGGTTGAGGGTAAACACTTATCGCCCAGAGGGTTTTTCCCCCTCTGGGCGATCATGTGTCTATCGTCAGACCCTTACAGAATCCCGCGGATCACGCCGATTGCTTCCGGATCCTGGAGCACGGGAAGCGAGGCCTGCCACGCTTCGCCCTCGATGCGGGGCGGTTTGTTGTCGTACGGCTGGACCTTGATCGCCCGGCCCGGGTTGGCGCTGCCAGCTGCGCGGCCGATGCCGGTGTATCCGATCGTGTTTTCGAGGCGGAGAGGCTCGGCGTCGGCACGGTCGATCGTCTGGGCCCGGCCCGTGGTGCACAGAAGCACCATCACGCCGCCGGAAACGGTCGACTGGACAAACTTCCCGAAAGTCGAGTTGTCGCGGTACTGGAGATCGTAGAGCTCGATCGGGGGGAGATCATCGGTGGAGAACAGATCATTGAGCCGCGAGAGCTGGGCGCGCCCGGCTGGCTGGTTGACGACGCTATTGTCCGAGCTCACCACGCGAACGTGTCCAAGGCGCTGAGTCACCTTGGTATTGAGCGAGAGGATCGACCGGACGTTGGTCGTGGTGACGATCCGATTCACCTTGTAACCCTTCACCGCCATGACTTCTGCCAGGGCGAGAATGTCGGTGTAGGGATCGTACGCGTTATCGCTCCAGGTGCCGCCCGCGGCGACGCGATGGCCGCTGGGGTTGGGGTAGGTGACCGTTTCGGTGTAACCGTTGTCGCCGCGCCGAACGACCGACGCGTCGATGATCGCCTGCCAGCGCTGGCGCTCGATCGCTTCCAGCAGAGGCCGGAGAAGCGTTACTTCGCTCCAGTTGACCATATTGGCCATCGCCTGCATTTCCTGCCGAACGATCGCGCCACCCTGGACGCCCTGCGTCCCGGTGACCTGTTCGAGCAGGCGGAGGAGTGCGTCGTAGGCCTGCGCGGTGAATTCGCTGGCGACGTCCTGGTAGCCAAGGGCGACGTTCATCTGGCCGACGATCGTCGATTGTTTCTTCTGCGCGGGGCTGTACCGCGTGCCGTCGTTGGCGACGAGCGTACGGTATTCGATGAGCTCCTCAGTGTACATATTCTCCGGGACGGGCTTTTCCGGGAGAATCGTCGCACCCAGGTATGCGCGTTCCTTGGTGCCAAACTGAGCCAGCGGATTATTGACAACGCGCGTAAACGCGGCGGATTCCACCAGCTTCTGTACGAGTCCTGCAACGTTCATGGGGTCGCTCCAAAAAAGAGGCTCTTGAGATTGGCACTTGAGGGCCTATCCAGTGCCCCCCTCTCCGTGGGGGGAGGGGGGCACAAGTCAAGCCGTCGAAATTAATCCTGTCCCTTGATGCACCGATACAAGCTGCGGAGGATCGTGAGTAAGGGAGTGCCGCCCGCCGTGGTGCGGGTGACATCGGCCGTCGTCGGGCCGGTCGCTGCGGAGACGTCCACCTCGACAAGCGGCTGTGCCTTGCCGGTGTACCCGGCACCGCTAAAGGTGATCGTCATATCGTTGGTGGTGACCACTGCACACGCCACCGCGGCCGTACCCAGGGCGGCGATCAAAGCCGTCTGGATATCGGCGACGGTCTGGGTCCACGAGGTGTTATAGGCCACCTTGACCGTTTTCGAGATGCCCGCGCTGCTGAGCGCGGTAATGCTGATCGTGCCGCCCGACATGATCGTATCGATGTTGATCGTCTGCACTTCATCGGCGGCCGTGGAAAGCGTGGTGTAGTCGGGGAGGTAGTTTTCCTTGACGGTCGACCGATGGCGATAGAGCTCGATGTCGTCGCTCACGTTGGCATCGGCAACGTCGAACAGGGTCAGGAAGATCTCATCGTCGGTGACCGCGGCCGGACCGAATGCGGTGCCTGCATCGCGTTCGGCCAGCGTGCGACCGACGAGCTTCCCGCTCTTGATGTACTTAGTCCCGTGCTTCGAGTAGTAGGCGACATCGCCGACATCGATCGCCGTCGGGATCGCGGAGACGGTAAGAGACGTCGCGCCAAGAACCGCGTCCGCGGTGAGCGTGGCGAATTTCTTGCCGCCGAAATGCAAAGTGGTCCCCTTGGGAATGAGCACATTGCCCACGCCCAGATTGTTATTCAGGGGGTTGATCGGCAGCGCCAGCGCGGTAACGGTGATCGAGGTCGCATCGGCCGACGTCGCAGCCGCGGTGACCTTGATTCCGCCCTCGTCGACGAATGCCGACGCGTCGATCTTGGCGGGAAACAGCTCGATATGCTCGCGCCCGCCGAAGTCAGCCGCCCATACCGGAGGCGACTTGATATTGCCGATGAAATTCATGCGTGCCGTGGCCATGTGATGAAACTCCGAAAAGAGCCGTTGTCGCCGTTTTTTTGTTCACCGCCCCATAGGGCGAAAGGTTTCTGTTTTCTGCCGAGAGACGTCGCGTGATTCGTTACTTGGCAACGTGGCCGTAGATCGACTTCACGTGCGCATCCAGGATCTTGTCGACGGCCGCGCGAGACGGGTCGGGCTTTTCCTCGCCCGCTTCGAGCTCATCGTCGCCGGAGAGATTTTTCGTATCCTCGACAACCGCGGTGCCGCCCTGGACGCCCGACTTGGCACCTTTCTTGAGGGGCTCGCGATCCTTCACGATCGCATCGACCAGCTTTTCGATCGTGGAGACGTAAGCCTCCGGCGAATCGGCCGAGAGCGCCAGCGTGGAGAATTCTTTCTTGTCGATGTTGCCGACAAACTGCTCGCGGAGCTTGGCAATCCCGGCGTCGGTCATAATGCCCTTGAGCCGGTCAAATTCCTTGGATGCCATCCGGCACGCCATCGAAACCACGGTCGGATTTGGGACGTCGGCAGAGAGCGCTTTCGTCTGCGATTCAAACTTGCCGCGGCACTGTTCGAGCACGCCGTCGACGTTATCCTCGGTCACCGCCTGCGAGATACCGGCAAGGCCTGCGAGTGCAATCGTTGCGGCGAGCACTTGAGCAACTTTCATGGGAGATTCTCCATCGTCAGAAGACAAAATGAACCGCTCCGGCGTGTCCGCGCTGGCGGCGATGAGCTCAAAACCTTTTTGACCAGGGACGAGCGGATTGGCCACGATCGAAATTGCCGTGATTGCTTCCGTCTTTTCCCCGTCGATTTCCACGACGTCGATCTCTGGCGAGGTGTCTTTGTTCCGCGTCACCAGATCCAGGGCCCGCTCCCCCTTCACTTCCACGACCGCAAAGGTCGTATCGCCCTCGTTGAAGATGTCGACCGTATCGCAAACCACGTTTTCGGCCATCGTCCGCAGCCGTTCGACGCGCGACTTTTTGAACGCGCCCGCGTGATTGGTCGTTACCGGGGCGTGCGGGGCATCGAGGGTAAACGCGCCGGTGTCGTCCCGCAGCTTGACCGGCTTCCCGGCCTCTTTCATCGCCCGCCAGGAGTCGACCCAGGTTTTACGCCGCTCCGGCGTCACTTCCAGCTCGAAAATCGTCCGGCCGGTCGCCTTGTCCCGCTTCACAAACTTTCCATCCCGGATCACATCCTTTACGAAGCGCGCCACCGGCTGGCCGTCGACGATCCGGATCTCGCTGGATCGCCGCGCGGGAGTCGAGGAGGAGCTCGAAAGAATGAAAGACTCAGGCATGACCGTATATAGGAAATTCAGTCCCCCCGAAAAGGCCGCCCCCTGCCTTGCGAGGGGGCGGCCCAAGCGCCGCACGCGTCCATGAAAAGTATCGAAAGGAAATTACCCCAGAACGATCAAAACGTCGAGCGCCTGGACGAGCGTCCCGGCAAGATCGATGTTTTTGGCGCTCCCGCCGACGTCCGGTGCCGCGTCCACCCCTTCCCAGAGATAGCTTTCGCCCGGCCGGAGGGTGATCGACCAGCCCGCCCCGTGCAGCTGGTATCCATTGCTCGCCCCGACGGTGATCGTGATATTGTTCGCGTTGCTGCTGGGGTTGCGGAATTTGACCGCCTGGACCTTGAGCCCCGTCCCGTCGACCGTCGTCCCGTTGGTGCCCGGTAGCGCCGTGAGATCGATCGTTCCCACGCCCGCCGCCAATGCCTTTTGAAACCCGGCGACTTTTGTCGCGGGGGGAGTAGTTGTGGCGTCAATCGAGCTTTGAACGTTCAGCCCGTTATGGGTGACCTTGTTCGAGCTGCTGGACAAAAAAGCGCCGTTATTCGTGATCGTTTCGACGACAGTCAAGGCGCTTTGCAGGGTTGCGTAAATCGGCACGGTAAGACCTCCCTGGAAATCGTCAGTTCATGCCCACATGGGCCGCTCTGGCGATCTCGGTTGCGAAAAAAGCATTTAGAACGCCCTCGACGTCGGAGGCGAGGGGGCAAACGTAGAACAGGCCGAACGGCGCCAGCTCCACGACGTAGTTTTCCGACCGCGGATTCCACCGAACGATCGCGTATCGCTTGCCGATCTGGCGGACCACCGACCATCCACTCGACGTCAAAACCAGCCGCCCGCCGCATCGCCGGTACAGGTGAAACAGCTCCACGAGCATTTGGATCCACCTCCGGGCGCCGCCGCCGGACGCGCCGGTCGATGCCCCAGGCAATGACCCCGACGATTGCCGATACCGCCAGCGCGACGAGAGAGGCCATCGGTTCAGCCTCCGAATTCAATATGACATTTACAGTTCCAGAGACACAGCCGCTCCCCGATCGGTGTCAGCCGCCCGATCCCTACCCAGCCCAGGCCGGTAAGTGACGGGCAATCCGGCCGCGGCTGGGGTTTCGACTTCGAGCTCCAATAACAGTGTTCGGCCGACCCCAGTACATTGCGCTCCATCGTATACCCCGCCTCCGCCCCCGCCCGGCGCCTCATCCCGTCGAATGTTCCCACGGGCATCTTGCCGTATGCCGCCGCCCGCCACCCGGCCTCTTCCGGCGTCAATTCGTCGATCTCATCGGCGAACCGCTCCAGGCGATCCATCTGGTAATCGACCGACTCCCCCACCTTGCCCAGATCGGCCCGTGTGATCGAGGCCTTACCCCCACGCCCCGCAATCGCGTTGACGAGCTGGCCGTCCTTTACCGCCTGGATCATCGCGCCATGGAATTGCGGCGCCGCCAGGGCCTCCGATGCCGCCGCGCGGGCGATCGCCTCCATCTCTGCGGCATGCGCCTTGTTAAATGCATTGATCGCCGCCCGCAGCTTCGCCGCCGGAACGTAGCTCCCCCCCTTGGCGAAAAGTGCCCGGTCCGGATTCCACCAGAAGCCCGGCCGCGACGATCCCGCCCGCGGTGCCGACATCAGGCCCTGGAATGCGGGGGGGGCGAGGCGATCCCACACGGCATCCACCCGCGCCAGATCCAGGGGAGTCACCACCAGGAGCGCCGCCGCGAGCTCGCGATCCCGCTCGGAGGGAGTCACCGGCCCGGCCGATCGCCGGAGCACTATCGACGGATCTCGCTCAGTTTTCGGCATTGGCCAGCTCCCGGAACGCCTCCGCACCATCGCGCTTGCCCAGTGACCATAACCCGGCCCGCTCGTCATCCCAATAGGGATTCTTCTCATCGTTGCTGTAGAAGCCCCGGACGTACGGATCCGTATTTACGCTCACATGGAGCGGCTTGGGCTTTTTCTTGACCTTGACCGGCGCAGAATACCCGCAGTGGATGCACGCCGCCCCGCCGTTGTATCGGTGTTTGCGGTTCGGAAATTTGCATTGCTGGTAAAGAAGCATTTACGCCACCCCTGGAAAGACTCGGCCCTCGCAGTCATCGGTGAGCACGCCATTACGAAGCCAGCCGTGGTATTGCCCCACGTGGTTGATCGATGGGGATGCTGTCACCATCGGAGGTTCGCCGATGCGGGTCCACTGAGGGAGGCGAGTCTTCCCGGCCCGGTCCGGCTGGCTGTTGTAGTTTCGGCCCTGATCGATGTTCCACTCGCTCCCGCTTGGCAGCTTCACGACTAGCTCGCCATCCTCGAAATACATTGCCCCAACCGGCAGATCGTTGAACGAAACCACCTTCCCATCATGCCGAAAGTAGAAGGATGGGGCGTCGAGGTATTCGACCATGAAGCATTTCCAGGCCATTACTTCCACCCCTCCAACGTCGCGGCCTTGAACCATCCGCACCCGGCGAGGGGGCATCGCAATACAGGATTCAGCAGGCCGCCCGCTCCGATCTGGTAGTGTTTCGCCAGAACGAACGCGCCGCCGCACTTTGGGCAACACACCTCGGCAACGATCTTCACCCGCTTTTTCCCGACGATCTCAAGCCGCCGGTATTGACCGGGCTCCAGATCATCGCATTTTCCAACGACAAACCGTGTCATAATCCCCGCTCGACTGCTGGCCTTGCCGAACGCGGCGGCGCGGCCCGCTTGGGCTTGCGCCACACTGTCGGCATTGTGCCCGGCGGATACTTTGCCGGGCGCTCCGGATACAGGGGTTTAGGCTTTGGCGTTTCGTCCGCCATCGTTGCTCCCAGGGATCGGCGATCCGTCGGCGAGCGTGAACTCCCCGACCGGATGCGATCCGCCGCCGCAGTGATAACACGGCAGAAACTGGAACAGCCCCGGGCACTCGAACAGCTTCTCACCGATCGCCGCCATGTTGCTATCGAGCGTCGTCGTGTGGCCGCACTTGTGCCGAATGGAAACGACCGCCTTGCGACTGCGCGCCGCCCTCGCCGCCTCCGCCTCTGCCATCCGCGGCGTTGTGAGAGGAGGCTCCGTGTATTTGATCGCCGCGATCTCCGCAGGCGATTCCGTTTTAACGCCCAGGCGATCCGCGTAGGCCGCGGCGACTTCGCCAGGAGTGGCTTCCGGATCCGCGAGAACTTGCTCCAGTGGCCGCGCGAGATCGTTCGCATTCGCTTCGGGGTTTCCAGTCATAGCAGGGGGCCTCCTAAATGTGCCGCTTACCTATAGCGAGCACAGCCCCCGCGCCTACGATTTCTCCGGCTTGGGCTTCTCCTCATCCCCCTGCCCGCCCTCATCCTCCGCCCCCTCCGCGGACTCCTCCCCCTCCCCCTCGCCCTCATCCTCGCTCCCCATCCCGCCGTGAATCTGGATAAACGTCTCCTCTCCCCGCGCGGCGAGCAAATCGAGAAGGCCCTGGAGCGTCGTTACGACGTCATCCTCCGGCGGATCCGCTTGCATACCCGCCTGGATCTCGCTCTCCAGCTGCGCGGGATCATCCGCCCAGCCCTTCTCCACGAGATGGCGCAGCTCCGGCGAATCGGTTTCCAAGCCCTCTACCCATCGCGAGACGTCGCCCCAGCCCGCCGTAGAGGCGAGGTGATGCGATTCAGATTCCCCGATTGCCAGTGATACGCCCATAATTCGCCCTTTTTCGCTGGGGTGGATGTCCAGATCTTACCGCGCCCGCTTGCCCGCCGGTGCCGCTTTCGCCGCCTTTTGTTTCTCCTGGAGCACGCCCGCCAGCCGGGTAAACCGATCGGCGTGCGCCTGCCACGTTTCCAGAGTCTTCTCCGGTGCCCCCTCTTTTTTCGCCTTGCGCTTCTGTTCGAGCGCGTGCGATGCCGCCTCCCGCAACTCTTTCGGCGTTGGGCCCGACGTCCCCGCCGCCGCCTTTTTCGGCAGTTGTTCCGTCGGCGTGTTCATCAGCTTTGAGAGCTCGCCCATGCTTCCGACTTCATGCATCGACCCGACGCGGAACGATCCGTAGCCGCGCTTGTAGAAAATGCGCCGCTTGGAATCGTCGTGCTGTCCCTCGCCCTTGGCGTTAAATACCTTGTGATCATCGAAAACGACCGTGTGGAAGGCCGCGGGCTCATTCTCCACCATCCAGGCCGCTTTAAGTCCGCGAGCCTGTTTGTTCATCGTGATCTTGTTGTTTTTGTTTTCCGTCATCGTTTTTAGCTCGACGCCGTGCTCGATCTTTCCGGCCTTGTGGACCACGACGTCGACGGGCTCGCTATCGCGATAGCTCTGGCCTCCGAGACTCTTGGCGAGCACGGGCTCGTTATACTCCTCGCTGTACTGCTGGACCACGCGATCCACCCGGCGAGACTGGCCGTTTTTGTGGAGCTTCACGTGTTCCGGCTTGGGCGTTTTCGTCGGCACTTTCGCGACATGACTCTCCCGCACCTTCGATTGATGCTTCATCGACTCGGCGAGGTGAGTCTCAGCCGCCGCCTTGTGCGTCTGCGCGTGGCCGCCGTTGGCACCCGCGAATTGGTGCACCTCCGCCGCCTTGCGGTGGAACGTCGCCGCGACTTTATGCATCGTGTTCGCGTGCGGCTTGCCCTCCGAGCTCTCCGCCGCTTTCGTCTGAATTTTCGCCTTGGCTGTCGACGCGTGCGCGACCTCGCTGGGCGTCTTGCCTACCATCGACTTAGGCCCCTTCTCGATCTGGCCGCCCTTGCCGATGTACACATGCACGCCGGAGATCGTTACCCATCGGCCGCCGCCCTCGTCCGGCCCGTCGTCAGAGAGCCAGTACGGATCTTGCGTGGTTTCCCGGGGGGGAGGCTTGTCGCCCAGGCCGTCGGGATCCGTGGGGACGGTATCCTCTCCCCGCTTCTCTTCGAGCACGCGATCGGCGTCCTCATCGCTGTACCCGCTTTGCTTCAAGCGCTCGCGCGAGCTCAAGGCCTCCGCATTCGCCTGCGCGTCCATCTTCTGCGCCAGCTGCTTTTGATCGAAGCCGTCGACCAGTTTAATTTTCAGCTTCTCGGCCGCGGCTTTGATGTCGGCGACTTTCACCGCGAAACTTGCATCGGAGAGGAGGGTCGTAAATGCTTGCTTGAGCACGCCCCGCGCTTCATCGGTGATCGGCGCCGCCGTCACCTTGACCGCCCCGCGCGCTTCCTCGCCGTGGCGCTCGACCATGATCCGATCCGTGATATTCTGCGCCATCCCCGCGACGTAGCAGATCCAGCGCCACTGCATATCCATCATCGAATCAGTATGAGACTCGGCATCCGCTTTCGAGCCGTGCTCTGCCTCGCGAACCGACCGCGGCAGTACGAGTAAGCCGAACAGGATCTGTTCATCGACCGTCGCAAGCGCTTCCTTAAACCCTGCGAAATTGCCCGGCCCCGTGTCGAGCCGATCGATATTCCACGTGCGGATCTGCGATGGGTCCACCTTGGCAAGCGCCAGGGAGAGCTTTTGCTGGATAGAGAAGTCCTGGTAGGTGACCGAAAAGCCCTTCGAAAGCGCGGTGGAGATCGTTTGCGCCTTGGCTTCATTCGTCGCGGTTTCCGCGGCCGTCGCGCCAGCCGGATACCCGATTTTCATAATGTTACCGATCGATGCATTCAGATCGGTTCGGATCTTGTCGCGGATCTCCCATTTGATCTGAATCCAATCTTTGCAATTTTCGAACCGACTCCGGCCGAAGAAGTCCCCGCCCTCGCCGTCGTAAATGAACCGCGCGCAATACTCCGGTGCCAGCTGGATCTCTTGCCCGTTCACCCCCCAATTTTTGACGCCCGCGAATTTGCGAGTCCCGGTGTAGGTGAGCGGGCGCGTATTCTCAGGGAGGAGTGGGAGAAACTCATCGATTGCCGTCAAGCCCTCGCCATCCTCGCCGTATACGATCTCCAACGTATGATTGCCGTGATCCTTCGCGCGGCAGCTCTCGGAGAAGAAATACTCCCGGAGCGTGAACCCCTCGTGCGCCTCCGCCACCGCGCCTTTCCCCTCCCACATCTCCCGCACCTCATCCACCCATTCACTGGGCGTCTCCGGCTTGCTCTGTTCATACTGGAGGAGCGCCGTGCAAGTCAGTGCGTCCGCGAACTCGCGCCCGATCGCTACCATGCCGTCGGCACGCATCCGCCGGTAATTGTGATAATTCGACGCGAGCCTCGCCGTTGCCCGCCCCAGCATTGCCGCGGCGTTGCTGCTGTTACTGTCGCGAGCCTGATCCACCGTACTGACATTGCCGCCCGGCCAGATCTGCGGCCCGTAGTGCGGCGATGCCGGAGGGAAAAACGACTGGCGCCCCGATAGCCCGATCCCCCCCAAGCCAACCAGCACGGGCGCGCGTGTGATCTTGGCCTCGCCGTCGCCGTTGACCGTGAGCGGAATATCTTCCGTCGTCTGAGCCCCAGCCGCCAAGCCGAACCCGAACGAAGGCCCCCACCAGGGGAACGGCTGGGTATCATAAAACATTGTCGATTCCTCGGTTAAGACGTCGCAACCACACCGATACCACCGCCCGGCATCTCCAGGATAAGCTCCCGAGCCCGTTCGACGGCAGCGTATGCCGTGGCGTCCACCTGATCATCGTGGGCGCCGTTGGGAAACTGTATCAGCTCCAGCTCATAAGACGACAACCACGGGGCCTCTGCCAGAAAGTACAGTTTTCCGTTTTCCAGATCGATACAGGCGGGGGTAGCGCGTGAGATCTTATCGCCCTCGCAGACCGTCGCCCGGATGTGGGCTCCCTCCCGGACAAGCCGCTGAATGAGCGCGATCCCGTTCGCCTTGGGCTCGCAGGCGATATACCCCACCCGGCCCGACGACAAAAGCGACCGGAAGACCTTTTCGACGTCGGGATCCTCCATGCGCTCGCACATGACATCCAGGAGGAGGAGATCCCGATCCGGCGTTACCGCCCAGGTGAGAATGGCCGTTGGGTCCGCGCTGGTCTTTTCGCTCATCGCGGTATCGGCCGTCGCGAAGTACCAGCAATCCGATTTGAGAACCCGCTTTGCGCCGTTGGGCGTCGTGAGCTCGTAATGATCCCCGCCGTCCTTGAAGTAGCGGAACCATTTCCGCTTGAACTTGAAGCCCTCTTCTGGGTTGGGCCGCTGGTCATACTGCGCCGCATACCCGACCGACCCCAGCTCGATTTTTAGCTGTGCGTGCTCCTCCAGGCCTTCCCGCTGCGGGATCAGGTACTCGCCCGCGGCGCGCTCGAGGTATTTCAGCCCGTCCGCTGGCGTTGGCCGCTCATCCGGCGGGGGTGGCAGCTTCGCCTTGCGCGCCTTCTCCCGCTTGGCGTCGGTGCAAACGCTGCAATCGCATTCGATCTTGGGTCGCCGCACCGCTGGATTGAGGGACGACGGCAGCAGAATGACCCGCCGTTTTTTCGACATCCCCTCGATGCAGAGATGCGTATACCCCATCTCCAGCGCCACCCCCGCGACGTCCTCCGCGTGCAATCGCTGCATGACGACGACAATCGCGCCCGTCTTTCGATTGTTGAGACGCGTCGAGAACTTTTTACGAAAGGCCCCGATCACCGACCGGCGATCCGCCTCCGATTCCGCCTTTTCCGTGTTGTGCGGATCATCGAAGATCAGCCGATCGCACCCGAACCCGGCGCCGCGGCCCGTCGTGCTCGTGGCGATCATCTCGCCGCCCTGGTCGTTTCCGAAGTGGCTCGCCTTGTTCAGATCCGCCCGCAGCTCGAACCGATTCCCCCACCGCGACTGATACCATTCCGACTCGATGAGGGTCCGCCGGTCGCGCGAGTGTTGCGTCGCCAGATCCCCGGAGTAGGACACCATCATCCACTTACGCGTAGGGTATTTGATCCAGCTATGCGCTGGCCAGCTGGTCGTAACCGTTCGCGATTTGAGATTACGCGGGGGCATGTTGATCAGGAGTCGATTGATCTGCCCCAGGTCCACCGCCTCCAGGTACTCCGAACATAAATCGATATGCCAGTTGTGATGATAGAAGTTTTCGGGCTCCAAAACCCGCCAGCTCTGGCGCTGGAATTCCGCGAGCGAGCGCTCGGCAAGCGCCTTGTCGATCTCATCGATGGAAGGGAGAAGCAGATCCACCGCTTTACCCCCCCGCCGCTGGAGCGATCACGCCAGCCGCCCCGCCACCGGCCCCGCCATGCCGCGAAGATGCTTTCGCCCGCAGCTCCCGCAGCTTTAAGAGCTCCTCTTTTGAGAGTTGGGAAAGGTCGACCGCCTCCCCCACTTGCTCCACCTTGACCGCCCCGCCGTCCCCCGTCCCCGTGTGGATGATCCGCGTGATCGGCAGCCCGAAAAGCTTGTCGAGCGCCTCCTGCGCCCGGATCTTTTCCCGCGTCGGAGTTTTCGCGTCGGCGATCACCGCCTCATAAAACCGCGCAGACTCCCCCCGCATCTCCCGCCGCGTCTTGCCCGACTCCGCCTCTAAACGCTCTCGCACGCGAGACATGAGCCGCTCGAACGTGCGAGGGCTCATCGATGCCACCCCCAGCCCCCTCGCTTTGATCTTAACTGCCTCTTTTACCACGCACTTAGGCACGCGTAGACAGGTCATTTTGTAGGCCAATTCGACCATCTCCGGGGAAGTGCAGATTGCTTGCTTTCCGCCGCGTCGTGGCTTGGGAGAAGAGGAGGTGTTTTCGCCTTGAATGTCGCCGCTCATTTTTTTTGTTTTCCCTGTTTTTTTCTTGCCTCAATTAGCTCTGTGGCTTATACTCATCCGATGCGCTTAGATTGTTGTGCTCCAACCACTTGCATTCATTTCATACCACCTACCGAAAGGGGTGAATCATGCCGTCTCTCTATGAGAAGTATCGCCCGCAGTCTCTGGCAGAAGTCGTTGGACACCCGGGGATTGTGAAGAAAATCGAGACAATGACCGCCCGCGGATGGGGTGGGAGAGCGTGGTTTATTTCGGGTCCGTCGGGGACTGGAAAGACTACAATTGCGCGTATTCTTGCTCGTTTGGGAGCTGGAAAGTGGTTTGTTGAAGAAGTCGACTTCGCTCGCGACATTACTCCGGCACGTGTTCGCCAGCTGTGCGCGTCGCTCCGCATGTCCGCTTGGAGCGAAGGGGAGGGGAAAACCGGCCGGGCGCTCATTATCAATGAAGCCCACGGGCTCCGCACCGATGCGATCGAATGCTTTTTGACCGCCCTGGAAGACATCCCCGCCCACGCGTGCGTTATCTTCACCACGACCAAAGCGGGTCAAGAGCGATTGTTCGAGGATTCGATCGACGCTCACCCCCTTATGAGCCGATGCGTGCCCCTGGAGCTCTCCACCGAAGGCATCGAAGCCGCTTTCCCCGCTTACGCCAAGGCCATCGCCGAAAAGGAAGGGCTCGACGGCCGTCCCTATGCCGACTACGTGGCGCTGTGCCAACGCGAGCGATACAATCTCCGCGCCGTGTTCCAGGCCATCGAAACCGGCGTAATGCTGGACGCGTCCGAATCGCTGTCCCCGCCCGCCACCGCGCCCGCCCTCCAGCTCTCCGCCGCCAAAAAAGCGACCCTTACCCGCTGGGGTCTGGGCAATATGCTCGACCGCACCGCCTGATCCTGCGCACCGCCGCCGTAAATTGTGAATGATTTTGAGAACCACACCCCCAACCCAGGAGATCCCGCCATGACGCCCGCGAAGCCCCCCACCCTCAACCCCGACGGCGTTTCCGTCAAGGGATGCAGCTACATCTACGCCCCCTCTGGTCAGGCCGGAGAATACTCCGCCCTCGCCGCGAACCCCTACCGCGGCTGTGGCCACAAGTGCGCCTATTGCTACGTCCCGAAAGTGCTCCAAATGCCCCGCCCCGAATTCGATGCAGGCGCCACCCCTCGCCCCGATTTCCTGCGCAATCTCACGAAAGACGCGAAGAAATATCAGGCGCTCGGCGTGACAGAACAGGTCATGCTCTCTTTTACGACCGATCCCTATCACCCCGGCGACAACACGCTTACCCGCGACGTACTTCGCACCCTCCAGGATCACGGGCTCGGCATCTGCACCTTGACGAAGGGAGGCCGCCGCGCCCTCCGCGATCTCGATCTCTTCCGCCCAGGCCGCGACGCTTTCGCCTCCACCTTGACCAGCCTCGACGATGAATTCTCGATGAAGTGGGAACGCGGCGCCGCTCTCCCCGGCGATCGCCTCCAGACCCTCCGCACGTTTCACGCCGCCGGTATCTACACGTGGGTTTCGCTGGAGCCCGTGCTCGACACCGCCGCCACCCTGCAAATTATCCGCGAGACGCATACCTTTGTGGATCTGTACAAGATCGGCCGCGTGAACTACTCCGGCATGACCAAAACGACCGACTGGAAGCGCTTCACGCATGACGTTCTCGCGCTCGTGGCCGAGCTGGGCGTCGCACACTATATCAAGGAAGATTTGCAGATTTTTCTCCCGGACGGCTACAACAACCCGCGCCGCGTGCGCCAGTTTCGCCAGGGGCAGGATCCCGCCGCCACCGCGCGCCGCGTCCCGCTCGATCTGCTCAACTAACACGCCGCACCGCCTCGAACGTGTAGTGAGTCATAAACGTGCCGCAGTGATAGCCGAACCACCCGACCAGATCAAAGCCGCCGCGATCCAAAACCCGGCGGCATTTTTCTTGCGCCAGCTCCAGGTAGCGCTTATTGAGATCCGCGATCCCCCAATCCGCCACTACCTCTTGCAAGGTCTTAATCTTCCACGCTTGCCCCAGCCGCACACACTTGCGCATACCATCATTAGCGACGAATCGGATCCGGGGCTCAGTGAGCCCGCCGACGACCAGGGCCTCTATCACCTCGAGCGCGTCGCCGTACGGATCGACGTCGATAAAGTCGAACGGCCACAGTTTCCCCAAGCCAGCGCCGATCATCTGCTTTGAGTCGCCGCAGTACACCGCCCACTCTGGGCGTTGCAACGCCAGCACGGTAGCCGCCTCTTTTTTCTTTTCGAACACGACCCCAGGCACGCCGCGATAGCACGCGTCGAACAGCTTCCCATACCCGCCATGAGTCTCCAGGATCAGCCGCGCCGGGGATTTCGCCAACACCCGGCGCCGGAGCTCCCGTTTTTCAATGAATGTCGAATTGTCCTTTTTCAAGGTAGCTCCTAAAAATCTCGACGACTGCCTCCGCGCGGTTGCCCTTGCCTGTCTTTTTTATCGCCGCCTCCACGATCCCGACGTCGCGCATTTTCACCAGGAGCGAGATCACGCCGCCGGTTTTGATCAGAGGCTTTCGCGGATCCGCCTCCGCCTCATCCCCCTCCGCGTCGAACACGCTCAGCCGCTCGATCAGCTCATGCACCTCCGCATCCGAGAACCCGACCGACTCGACCTCCCCCACCTCGCCCAGCTGGCGCAATAACTCCGGCATGTCCCACTCAGAAAGCAGCGCCGTCTGATTGTCCGCCAGCGCGAACGCGCGCAGCTCATCGCCCTCCAGCTCCGAGACGACAACCGCAATAGACTTCCACCCGAGCGCTTTCGCCGCAGCCCACGTGCCATTCCCCGCGCGGATCACGCCCGCGGCGTCGACGATGATCGGCCGTTGTTGTCCGAAGCGCTTGAGTGACTCGGAAATTGCCTGGAGATTGCGAACCGGATGCAGCCGCGCGTTTTTGTCGTCGGGGCGCAATGACTCGATGGGGACCGTCGCGATTTTCAAGGAAATGCCTCCAGATCCAGGGAATCGGTGTCGGCTATATCTAGCGTTTACAGACCCTTATAGGCGGTCAATTTTTCTCGTTTTTTCCCCGTTTTACCCTTGCGTCTCATTAGCTCTAAGGCTAATATACACGCATCGATCGTTCCTCTCTTCGAAAGGGTGAAACATGAACGCAACCGCCGCCGCCCAGCTCACCAGCAATCAGTATTACCGGGGCTTGAATCGCCGCTTTGAGAAGCGCTCCCGCCTCCTCCGCCGCATCGGCTACCGCTACCAGATCATCCCCATCCGCGCCGACCTCCCCAAGTCCCCGACCACGGCCGTTTTCGTATCCCGCTACGGCAGCCGGGTTATCTCTGCCTCCGAAGTCATGCACGCCGACACCCGCGCTTGGCGCGACGAGCTCTCCGCCTACCGCCTCGCGCGGTGACCCGCCACCGGGGCGCGGCGACGTTCGCCCGCCCCTTCCCATCTCAAGCCTCAAGCCCAGGAGAACCAACAATGGCCATTGCCCACTGCACCATCCCCGCCTCCATCATCCAAAGCGACACCAACGGCACCCGCTTTATTTCGGTGGAAACCGAGATCGGCCAAAGCCTCGCCGCCTATTACGATGCGCCCCCCACTTGGGAATACGGCATTTCCCCCGAGCTCGCGAAATTCCTCGCGTCGAACCACCTCCGCGCCGAGTGGGCAAACCCCGGACGACTGAACCTCTACCCGCTGTGATCCACCGCCCCGCCCCAACTCCAGGAGATCACCATGCGTCTTTCCATCCGCTATACGATCATCGTCGCCGGGCGCTTTGTTACCGATATCGTTTCCAACGGCCCCGCGGCCACCGCCACCACCTCGAACGAATTCCCCGACGCGATCCAATTTGACCGAACCGAAGCGATGCGCCTGGCGCGACTCCTCCGCCGATCCGCCGGATCCGTCCGCGTTGTCCGCGACTACGGCCTCGCCGAAGAGCAAACCGTGTGCACACTGTAACTCCCACCAGGGCGCCCGCCGGGTGCCTTTTCCCAAGGCCTTTTTTTAAGGGTGAACCCATGACCACCGCTGCCACCATGACGCCCGAAGTTTACGCCGACGTCGCGTCCGCCCAGCTTTCCGGGTTTCTTGCCCGCGTCTCCACCCGGGGCGTCAACCAGATCGCCCACGACATCTCCCCCAAGGCCTCCCGGGCACAAGTCGATCTGAACGAGGAGCGCACGGTCGATGTCGTCTCCCAGGCCGCCGCCGCCGCCCTCGCCGAGCTGGTGGGGTGGAACACCGCCGCCGCCAAGCGAATCGCCGTCGCGCTCCTGGAAGAGGTGAACCACCACGCCGCCGCCCAAATGCTGGCCGACTTTTCCGACTAAATCGGCCACCACCAGGCACATTTTCCTAAAAATTCTCCCCCCTTTTAACTTGCACTTTATTAGCTCTTGAGCTAATATATATGCAGTTGACTGAGGCCCCTTTTACGAGGATCCCGACTATGACCACCGTCGCCGCCGATCGCTTTTTCTCCCGCCGCCCCGCTTGCTCTGCCGTGTGCTCCGGCCGATGGCTGATCTCCTCGTGCAGCTCCCAGGGCGTTACCACCTTTACCCCGTCCCGCGAGATCGGCCGCGGCAAGCGCCTTTACGGCGAGATGCACGGGCGCCAATTCACCAACTCCCCCGATTGGCGCACCCATCAGGCCCAACAATCCGCCATCGACACGGAGGCGCTTATCCGCGGATACGCCGAACCGCATTTTCGCCGCCCGTTCGCTTTTATCTCCCTCCAGCTCCCGCGGCGCACCCGCCACCATGCCCGCCAGATCCTCACCCAGCACGGCGAGGCCGCGGTTTTCGCTTTCCTTCGCCGCCTGTTCGCCAACACGCACCGCGCCGACTGGATCGACACCATCGCCGCCGCCGACTACATGGCCAGCCGCCGCGCCGAATGGATCCGCTACATCGCGACCGGCGTCGGGAATGACCTCGACCGCGCCGACCGCCGGTAAGCGACCGACCGGCCCCGAACCCGCCGCCACCCCGCGGCGGGCTGGGGCAGGCCGCTTGTGAGCCTCCAGGATCCTTCCAAGGGTGAAACCATGAACACGCCGACCACGCCGGAAATTGCTTACGTTTTTTTTGACCGCGAATGGCTCGCCGAGACGACCAATACCGGAACCCGCACCCGCACCCGCTACATGATCGCCAACCCCGAAGCGCTTGAGTTATTGAATCGCCAGCATATTTTTTTCTTGCCCGTCGTGATCGTGCGCCACGGCGACGAAACCTCCGCCACCCGTGGAACCGTCCGCGTGCTCGTGCCGACGACCGCCACCGAACCCGCTTCCCTGGAGGAGGCAATCGCCGATCTCGTGCGCAAGTATCGCCCGTGAAACCGCGGGGGGCAGTTTGTTACCGCCCCCCATCCCCCTTTTTTACGGGAGGGCGCCATCATGCCCGCTATCACCGTCACCGTTTATGTTTCCGATGAGCAGCTCGCTTGGCTCAAGCGCTACGCCCAGGATACAAAATTAGGGAATGAGCCCCCCGCCGTCGAACACGTCCTAAGTGCGTTTGTCTTGACCCGCCTTGGCGAGCGCATGGAAGAGGTGAAGCGACACGAAGAGAAGAAAGGCCGCACAAAATGAATTGCTATTCCGACCAGGATCTCGCCAAGATGCGCCAAAACATGACGGGTCGCACGCTCCACCCGCGCGACGTCGAGCGCTTTCGGCAGGCCATCGAAACGCCGCCTCAATACCGAGCTTCTCCACCTCCGCGACGCAAAGATCCCATACCTCTCCCAGCTCGCTCATAACGAGCTCATCGCCCGCGGCTTTTGCCTCCGCGATCTCCCCGCCACCGGGCGCGTTACTGTCACCCTGGTTTCCGTCCGCTAAGCCCCCTCGCAACCCCTGCTAAACCGCCCACTTACAGGCGCTGGAATTTCGCAGAAAATGCAGAATTCCGCGCCTTTTTTGTTGACGATCATTAGCTTTCGAGCTAATATATACCCAGTGATTGAACCTCTTACTTAAAGGGTGAAACCATGTTCCAGATGCTTGACACCGCCCGCGAAGTCGCCGCCGAAGCCCTCCAGATCGCCGTTGACGAATTGACCGCCAAGCGCGACGCCATCGAGGCGGGCGCCACAGTCACCGCCAGCTGGCGCCACTTCACCGTAACGAGCAAGGGCGAAACCGTCACCTTTACCAGCTCCCTTTCCGATGCCGAGGCGATCGCCGCCCTCGCCCCCATCGCCGCCCGCAAGCCCGCCAGCTTCGCCGCTTGCCTTGTCGCCGCCGCCAAGCGCTACGGCCGCCTCTCCGAGAAGCAGCTCGCCTGGGCGCACAAGCTGGCCGTCGACGCGATGCCCGCCGCCACCACGACGGCCGCGGCACCCCAAGCCCCCGCCGCCCCCTCGCTTTCCGCCGTCGTTTCCATGTTCGACAAGGCCGCGGCGCACCTCAAATACCCGAAGATCCGCTTGCAGGCCGCGGATGGAACCGCGATCCAGCTCTACCGCGCCACCACCCGCAGCGCCCACCCGGGATCGGTGACCATCGTCGGCACCGGCGCCCGCCGCTATTTCGGCCGCATCGATCGCGACGGCACCCTCTCCGCCGGTCGCGATATGACGCCCGCCGTGCGAGCCCTGGTCGTTAGCCTCGCCGAAAATCCCGCTGGCACCGCCGCCGCCTATGGGAAGCTCACTTGCCGTTGCTGCTATTGCGGGCTCCACCTCGAAGACGCCCGCTCGACCGCCGTCGGATACGGCCCAATCTGCGCCGATCACTACGGAATGCCGTGGACCCCGACCGAAGTCGCCGCCCACATCGCCCGCACCGTGTGAACCACCCGCGGCCCGCGGCCCCTCCCCACCGGGGGGAGGGCGCCGCCACCGGCAAAAATCCCCCTTTCTTAGCTTGACAGCTTATAGCTTCTAAGCTAATATACTCATGTCGAACAAGGGAGGCTAAAAATGCTTTTCGTCGAAAAAATCGTAACTGAGTCGATCTATCCGGGCTCCGCTCTCCGCTTTGCCGTCCTTTCCGATGGCCAGCGTGTCCAGGCCCACTATACCGGCACTGGCGAGCTCGCCGCCGTCGGCGACGGGGTGGAGCTGTGCCGCGTCGAGCTCACCCGCGAATACACCGAGATCCGCCTCGCCCGCCGCATCGCCGTATGCTTCAACCAGCGCGGCACCGACACCGCCGCGTTTTATGCGTCCCTGAATTCCGCAGCTCTCTAACCCAGGAGGCCCAGGCCATGACGAACCAAGAGAAACAACTTTTAGCCGTCGCCGCCAAGCAAGACGCGGCAATCGAAGCGATTCAAAAACCGCATATCGTCCGCTGTTCCGTGCGTGGCGGGGTGACCGGCCACCGCGAAAGCATTCTCAAGGGAGAAGACGGGCACCCGCGGCGCTTTGCGACCCTCGCCGAAGCCCAGGCCGAAGCCGCCCGCCTCCGCGACACCGCCCCCCGCAACACCCCGTGCATGTTCCACTACTGGGCGGAGTGACCCGCCCGCCACCGAACCCCAAACCCCCAGGAGGCCCCGCCATGTCCGCTACCCTACAAGCCCGCCTTGATCGCCTGAAAAACTACGCGACGCGATACGAGCTCGCCGCCACCCGCGGAGATCGCTCGATTTTGATCTGCTATGCGAGCAACCGGAGCCGCAACGCGATTTTCCGCTACATCCAGTGGAAGGCCGATCCGCTCACGAAATTGACCGGAACGACCCGTGTCGACTTCAAAACGAAAGCCGCCGATGGATTTATGATGGGAGAATGGGCGATCCGCTTCACCGGCCGAACGCAGCGCGAGTGTATCCTCTCCAACGAATTGCCGTTTATCGGCGACCTTTACCCCCAAGAGGCCCAGTAATAACCATGTCACCTTGGGGGCGACAGGGTGACACCGCCACCAGGAGGATTTTCGATGGACGGCCACAAAGAAAGAGCCCGCATGATCGCCGCCTTTGTGGCTTTCGGCCACGATATCAAAAGCGACCTTTACCGCCACGACGCCCGACACGGATTAATGCGACGTTGTGGATCTGGCCACCGCGCGGCATTCTGGGCGGGATTCGATGGCGAGAAGAGAATGCACGCTCCCGCGTCCTGGAATTTGTGGGCCTATGAAGCTGGCAAGAAATTTCGAAAGCAGGCGCCCGCGTGGGCAATTGCCGCTAAAACCCCTCACCTCAAGGAGTCCCCGCAGTGATCACCAGACAGGAAATTATCGACCGGATCGCCGCCCTCGACATCAGCCAAGCCGATTTGGCGAGGCGAGCCGGATACCACCCCGTCTCCCTGAATCAGTACCTCAAGGGCGGCCGGGAGATCGACACCGCCACACTTGGCCGCATCGTCGACGCGCTGGGCGGCGTTGCCTGGAAGTGGAAGAAAGCGAGAAAGGTAGCTGCACCATGAAGGCGATTTCTCTATGGCAGCCTTGGGCGACGTTATGCGCCATCGGCGCAAAAACGTTTGAGACTCGCGGCTGGTCGACCACGTACCGCGGCCCCTTGCTCATCCACGCCGCACAGCGCAACCCGTGCGATCATCGTGACACGCACGCGCTTTTGTATCGCACGCCCTTCTATGATGCGCTCCAGCCGATCCAGTGGAGGCTCCCACTGGGCGCCATCGTCGGGATTGTCGATCTGGTCGAGTGTTTTCGCGTTACTCAAAACGTGAATGACCCCACCCCCTACCTCTACTCGCTCGACGGCGACTGTCGCGATACGCATTTTGGCGAGGATGATGAGCCGCTCCCAGGATTGCCCGAAATTGCGTTCGGTGATTTCTCCGTCGGTCGCTATGCGTGGAAACTGGAGAATCCGCGGCACTTTGCACAAGAGATCCCCTGTCGCGGCCGTCAGAAAATCTTCAATGTCTCCCCAGAAGTCGCCGCCCTTGCTCGCGCGATCATCCGAGCAATGCCCGCTCCACTTGCCGCAAAGTCTGAATGATCACCCGCGCGGCGGCGCGTTGCCCGCTTTTTTTCCGGCCACGCCCGCCTCCGCTTTCCTCCTCCGCGCGTTTCATCGCCTGGAGCTCGATCCGCGCCATCTTGAGCGACACCCGCAGAAACCGCTCTGTGTTGTAACGATCGCGGGCATCATGGAGCCGAAAGGTTTTCCAGTTGTTCGGGCTGTGCTGTCGCGCGTATGCCGCGGCGTCGATCGGCTGGATCGTGGAGAGCTGGTCAAAGCAGATCTGTGCATCATCCTCGCCCAGAAGCCCCTCCCGCGTCCGGCGCCGGTTTACCCGTTCGGAGAGCTTCCACAAATGATTTTTTACAATTGCATAAAAATAATTGTACGCGGATCCGCGGGCCGGATCGTATCCCCCTTTGTCGACGACCTCCATCGCCACGACCAGGGCCTCGCCCTTCATCTCCTCCAGATCCGCCGCAACCGGGGTTTGTATATGCGAGGCGGCGACGTAGTGGACGATGCGCGCCATCTCCCGCCAAATCAATTCCCGATGCTTTTTCGGATGGAGAAACAGCCGCGTAAACACGCGATCATCGATTACCGGCTTGCCGTCCTCCGCCACCCCTCCCGGCTTCTCGTTTTCGTCAGACATTGCCATTCCGTTGTAATGCCTCGCCTGAGTAGAGGTTAAGTACCTCTGCCATTCGATGTCAAGATAAATCTCTGGCCAGCTGTCAGAAAGTTACGATTTAGTCTTGACATGCCGCGACTATATAGCTACTGTGCAGGTAGTCCACCCTTACCCCACCGGAGGCAACCTAATGCGATCGAAGAAAACCCCCGCGGCCCCCGCCGCGCCGACACCCGTCACAACCACCGTTCGCCAATGCGTGATTCGCAAGCCCTATGTGATCCAGAAGCTTGAGGAGGAGGCGAAGAGAACCGGCGAGGTTGGCGTCGCCATCGTTGCCGAGCGGATCATCATCGAACATTTCGCCCGGCGCGAAGCGATGGTATCTCCTGGGTGCGTAGTCTGAACATCTCGACTCGGAAGGGTGAAACCGTGTCAGACGAATACCTTATCGATTTTGATCGCCGCGGCGAAGTTGAAACGCTTTTCGAAGAGCTGCGCAGGCGCCGGGGTCCACACCGCGTCAAAGTTTCCTCTACGCGGATCCGGACGCTTGCGCAGAATCGCCTCTATTTTGGCGTGTACGTACGGGCATGGCAGCTGCACCTCGCCGCGCAAGGTAAGCCGCTGAAATTGAACACGCTCCATAAAATGCTGGCCGATCGATTTCTCTCCCGCCCTGTTTTCATCGAATCGACCGGGCTCGTGATTGGCCAGGAAACGCAAAGCACGAGTGATCTCACCGTCGGCGAATACACCGACTTTCTGCATCAGGTCCATGAGTATCTCGTGAACGATTTCGGTTTGTTGAATATCCCGACCGTTGAGCGATGGACGCAAAACGATCAGGACGAGGCCGATTACTTTTCCCAGAAAGACCGAAAGGGACATGATGAGCCGTAAAACCAACCGCCTGCGCGTGCGTTGCCTTGGCCTGGAGATGAGAGCGCAATCCTACTCCCGGGCGATCGCCAATCTCTCTTTCCTGAACAAGTGCCACGTTATTTACACCGCGTGGTTTGCCGCCCTCGGTTCGGGCTCGCGGATGTTTCTGCATGTCAGCCCGAATCAGTGCGGCCTCGATTGGGTCGTCCCGATCCGCGATAAAGATTTCCGATGGGGATGCGAGCTCAAGCGGGAGATTGTCGATCAGCTCAACATGCGGAGTGCCGTGGAGCTCGGCCAAAAACTCGCGTTCGAAGCACGCAACGAATTATCGAAGCATCGCTTTGCGATCTGAGGAAAAACATTGAAGCCGTCCACCCTGCTTTTTCTGGCGTGCTCTGCGCTCATGCTGGGGCGATCGCTCGTCTCCGCAGATCTCATCGGATGCATCACCGCCGCACTTTTCGCCGCTGGTATCGCGGCATCGCTTTTCGAGAGGCAGTAAAACAATGGGAATCACCGACGTACAACGCGCCATGCGATCGGAGACGATTGGATCCTCCGACGTCGCCGCGATCCTGGGCCTGTCGCCGTTCGCCTCCGCGTGGGATATCTGGGCCGAAAAGACCGGCGTCCCGATGCGCCAACGCCAGGGCACGGAAGCGACTGAGCTCGGAGACGAGTACGAAGCGCCGCTTGTTCGCTGGGCGGCAACGCAAGTGCCGGAGCTGCATTCGATCCGATACGATGAAGTTTTGATTCACCCCGATCATTCGATCCTGGTCGCCAATGCCGACGCCGTTGGAATCGAAGGCGGCGCCCCCGTCGGCATCGAATCGAAAACCGCCGGGCTCTGCGGCCCACTCGTGCGGCATGAGTGGGGTAAATCCCGCAGTGATGAGATCCCTGATCGCTACTGGATACAAACGCAATTCCAAATGGCTTGCGGAGGCCTCTCCCGCGTCTATGTCCCGGTACTCCTGGGGGGCGTCGGTCGCGTGCTCTACGTCGTGCCGCGCGACGACAACGCAATCGGCCGCATGATTGAGGCTGTGCTCGATTTCGTGGAGCGCTACGTCCAGACCCGGACGCCGCCACCCGCCACCCCGGGCGAGGATACGATCGAGCGCATTATCCGCCAGCCCAAGAGCAAGACCGATCTCCCCGCATCGGCCGCGGCCACAATCGCCGAATGGCGCCGCCTGCGCGATGCCCGCCTCAAATTCGAACACGCCGAAGAGAAGGCGAAAGCGAAAGTAATTGGGCTCTTGGGAACGGCCGAAGCTGGCACGCTCCCCGATGGCTCCAGTGTGACGTATCTCGAATATTCGCGGAGCGGCTACACCGTTGCGCCGTGCAAATACCGCTCCGCCAAGTTTCTCAAAAGGAAAGGGTAAAACATGTCGAACGTCGAACGAGTCCAGGGAATTGTCGAGGATGGCGATCTCGCGCCGGTGTCCTCCACCGCACTTGAACAGCTCACCCGCGGGGAGATCGATATGCAGATCGCCACCGCGAAGAAGTGGCCGCGATCGCTCCAGAAATTCCGCCGCGACGCAACCTCGATGGCCATCGTCGACGTTGCCACCGCGGAGAGCTGCATTTATACGCTCAAGCGCCGCGACAAGGGCGGCAGCAAGTCGATCACCGGCCCCTCTATCCGCCTTGCCGAGATCTGCGCGTCCGCGTGGGGTAACCTCCGCGCCGCCGCCCGCCACATCGGCGATGATGGAAAATTCGTCACATGCCAGGGCGTTTGCCACGATCTCGAAAACAATGTCTGCATCTCGACCGAAACCAAGCGCCGCGTTACGACCAGGGAAGGCCATCGCTATTCCGACGACATGATCGGAACGACGATTAACGCCGCCGCCTCGATCGCGTTGCGCAATGCTATTCTGCGCGTGATCCCCCGCTCTTACGTCGATCAGATTTTTAATCAGGCAGTCAAAGTCGCCATCGGCACCGGCGCCACCCTCGACGCCCGCCGCGAGAAGATCCTCAAGGATATTGCCGCGCTGGGCATTTCGGACGCCCGTATCCTCGCCGCCGTTGGCAAGCACGCACTCGCCGATATCGGCCTGGAAGAGCTGGCGATCCTGGTAGGCCTCGCCTCGCAGGTCCGGGATGAGCAAATGTCGCTTGAAGATGCTTTCCCCACCCCGGGCGCCACAACCCCGCCCGACCAGCGCCCGACGCGCGGCGAGGCGATCATCTCCAAGATTCAGGCGCGGCCCCAGGCCCCCGCCACCGGCGAGCCGCAGCGCAGCGATGCAAAGCCCGTCGACGATCTCCCCACGTGGGAGGAGCTGGAAACGTTCGACCTTTCCTCCATCCCCGAAACCATCGACGGCGGAGGGTTTGGCGTTGTCGTTGTGCACGGCGACGGCCGCGTATTGAAACCCGATGGCCAGTGGTCCACCGCCGAAGACTTCCAGGGCTATACCGCTACCGCCGCCAGCATGGACCTCGCCGACGCCCAAGCCCGCAGGATCGCCGTCGCTGCCGTCAAAGCCGCGGCAGACGCGGCACCCGCCCCCGCGGCACCCGAAACGCCGCCGCCTGAACCGGAACCGACGCCGCCTGAAGCGCCGACGCCCCCCCAGGCCCCCGCAGCGCCCGCGCCAGCCACGCCGCCCGCTCCGCCCCCTGAACCGCCCCAGACCGTCCGCGGCAAGCGCCCAGGGGCCCGCCAGTAACCCCCTACCCGGCTTCCCGGGAGATAAGCACCCGGGCGCCCGGGATCTCTGGCGAGGATCCCAATGGGCGTAATTGAGCCAGCCCCGACGCTCATCGGATGAGCAACCCCCCGCAGGGGTTTCGCCGGTTCGACTCCGGCCGGGCGCTTTTGTGATCACACCATTTCTCTTTTCTGGAGATCCCCCACATGACCGCCGTCGACACTCTCCCCCCATCAGCCCCCCTCCGCGAGCTCACCGCGGCGGAGTCGCTGTACCTCGAACGCCGCCCCGCCGTGCTGGCCGCGCTCGAAAACGTCACCCTCGCAAAAACCGAGCTCGCCCAGGCCCTCGCCGACAAGGAGGAGGCGTCGAAGCGCCACAAGGGAAAGGAGGCCGCGCTTGAACTCGCGTGGGAGGCGCTAGAAGCCGCTGAACGTGGCGCCGCCGCCGCCTCTGTGCCGACGCCGCTTTTTGACAACGGCAACGCGGCACCCGATCCCCTCGCTATCGCCGCTTGGGATCAGCAGTGGGCGAAATTCCTCGCGAAAGATATCGACGCTGGACTCCCCGACCTTGACCAGGGCATCGTTTCCACCCTCTCCGCCGCCCGTATCGACACGATCGGCCAGCTGTGCGACGTTAAGCGCGACAACCCCACCGCCGGATATACCTCCATCGACGGCATCGGCGAGGCGAAGGCAGACGCGATCGACAAGGCCTATGATGCGGCGCTCGCCGAATTTCTCCGCGTCCACCCCAACCCCAGGCCCAGGGAAACCCCCGCGGCCGAGTCCCCCGCGGTGGATCCGGGATCGATCGATTTCGTCGGTGTGTTCCCCTCTCCCCTCTCTCAGGATCCCGGCGAATCGTTCGACGCCGCCTATCACAAAACCGTGATCGATGGCGCCGTTGAGGCACTCCACGACATCCGACGCGATAATGCCTCGATCGCCACCGGCACCAAGAACGGCAAGAAACTCACCGACAAGCAGATCGAAAAACTCCGCAGCGCCGTCGCCGAGACGGAGCTCAATTACAACGAAGGTTTCGCGATTTACGCCGAGAAATTCGGCAAGATCGCCGCCGATAAACTTCGCGCGCACGTTGAGGCCCAAGTCGACCAGGATCTCGCCGCGGCACCCGCCGACGCCGAGCTCCGCGGCGGCCTGGAAGCATAAATTTACCCTTCCTTGCCCCGGGGCGATCTCACTCCCGAATCGCCCCGGGCTCACTTGGGGGCGCTCTCATGTCTGACTTTTTCTCACCGCGCGAATACCGCGAGCTCTTGGCCGATTGGTCGACCGGCCTCCAGTTCATTCTTGACCTACATACCGCAGCTGGATTGCCTACAGATCAGAGGCTCGCATCGCCGCAGCTGCTTTGCTCGACGATCCACGCGCAGGCCATCGCCGCAAAAAAACTTACAGAAGTGCAGAGGCAGCAGGCCTATACGACAATCCGACAAAATAATCCTTGACCACCTCTGCTTTGGGTGTACTCTGCTCATGTGCTCAACTCGTCACCAAAAAGGGGAGTCGCATCTCCCCACAAAAAATATGGTTGTTCCGTGTTGCGGTCATCTGGTTTCCCTCCCGGTGGATTTCACCCCCACCGCTCCCTTTTTGGAAATTAGTTGAGCACAACCCAGCACGGAACAACCTCCCTTTTCCTGGAGTCGTGGAGATGCCGAAAACAGCTTATAAAATCCGGGGGTGGGATGAGTTATACGAAAACAATCGAACGCGCCGCATGAAATTCATGCAATGGATCCCCGTCCCCAACAAGCACGACGGGGACGGCTATATCCAGCTGGTCGACGGCCCCGAATCGGCCGAGATGCTGGGGGCATGGCTGGCGATCCTGCAAGTCGCGAGCAAGTGCCCAATACGCGGGAAATTGGTCCGCGGGAGCGGCCAACCCCACGACGCCGAGAGCATCTCAACTATCACCAGGATACCCGCCGAATCGATCCAAAAGGCGTTGGATAAATGCAGCTCCCGGGCGATCGGCTGGCTTGAAATTTTTACCCTTCCCGACGTCAAACTCCCCCCCGAAAAACACCCCCCAGGCATACCAGACAAAACCCTAGAAGGTCACGCGCGTGACCAGGATCGCGCACTCTCCGCGCACTCTCCGCGCACTTTGGGCGCACCCGACTGCCCAGACCCCTCTTCCACCCCCTCGAACGACGCGCAACTCTATGCGGGCGCAACAATAGCAGGCGCGTGTCCACCTCCGCGCACTTTGGGCGCACTCTCGGCGCACCCAACTGACGAAGAACGGAACGGAACGGAACGGAACGGAAGAGAAAGAAAACCCCCTATCCCCCTTGGGGGGGAGCATGACGAAAACCAACCCGGGGAAGACGACGACGGGGAGGTGAAGGATTGGCCAGCATTCCGCGCAGCGTGGGAGGCATTCGACCGCTGGAGTTTGTCGGCGACGAAATACCCGCTGCGCCTCGCCGTCGGGGAGGAGCGGCACGTTTGGAAATTGATCAAAGCCCTGAACGGCCAACCGCCGATTATTCACGGAGGGGCGCCAGTGCCCCAGTGCCTGCTCATCCCAAAAGCCGCCGATGTGCTCATGGCGAAATCTGTCGACTTTCGAAAATTGCCTTGGGCGTGCAAATGCGTTTTGAATCTCCTGGACGAGTGGGCGAAAACGGGAATGAAAGATGCGCCGCCGACGGTCGACCGCTTCGGCAAGGCGATGGCACCGAAGACCGTCGACTACTCCGCGGAGCGCGCGGCGAATGAGAAATCCGCCCAGGAGCTCGGCGCCGTCATTTTCTCAAAACGCAAGGGATCCGCGTCGTGAACGAGCCCAAGCGAAAATCTCTGCAACCCGGGGCCCCCGCCGCCACCCCAGCGCCGCGGCCCGCACCAAAGCCCCAGGCACAGCCCGCCAAGCCCAAGGCGACGACGGCACGGCCGCGGAAGGCCCAGGAGCCTCCAACCGAACGGACAACCGCCGATAGCGTCGCTGGCCTCCGGATCCCGCCCCACGATCTCGCCGCTGAGGCCGGAGTGTTGGGATCCGTGATCCTCGACCCGCAAACACTGGGCACCGCGCGAATGTTCATTCACTCGCCCGATTATTTTTTCAAAGAGGAAAACCGCATTATTTTCCGCGTGCTCTGCGAGCTGGAAGACGCGCGGACGTCGATCGACGCGATGATCCTACGCTCCGCGCTTATAACGCTGAATCTGCTGGAAGTCGTGGGGGGTATCGAGTACATCGTCGAGCTCGCAAACGCCGTCCCCACCTCCGCGCACGCCGAAGCATACGCCGCCATCGTCGCCGAAAAATACAAGCTGCGCCAGCTGATTTCCGCCTGCACCGCCACGATTCGCGACGCATACGAAGAAGTGGACGTAAAGGGCGGCGCTGCGGCCGTTGTCGACAAAGCTATGGGGCGCATGTTCGAAGTCGCGGCCAGTAGCGTCAAAAATTTCCCGCGGCGCATGTCGGAAGTGATGCCCGATTACCTGGAGAGTCTGAGCGCCGCCGAACAAGTCGCGAGCGGCCTGCCGACGGGTTATACCGGCGTCGATCGCCTGCTCAACGGGGGCGGCCTCCAGAACGGCGAGTTAATCCTCATCGCCGCGCGGCCGTCGGTTGGAAAGACCAGCTTTGCAACCGGGATCCTGGAATCCGTCTGCATCGATCGCAACAAGCCCGCGGCCTTTTTCTCGCTCGAAATGGACGCCCGATCGATCGCGCAGCGACTACTCTCCACACGCTCCGCCGTCGATTCGAAGCGACTCCGGAAACAGGAGCTCACCGCGGCCGAGCGTGATCGGCTGGCCAGCGCCGCCGGTGAATCGTGCTGTCCGAATTGGTGGATAGACGACACTTCAAGTATTAGTTTTGTCGAGCTGCGCACGAAGGCGCTGCGCCTCCGTCAACAACACGCAATCGAGCTTCTGGTCGTGGATTATCTCGGGCTCATGGAATCGATCGGCGAGAACCGGAACGACAACCGCAACGACGAAGTGGGGCGCCTATCGAGAGCACTCAAGGGCCTTGCCCGCGAGCTCCAGATCCCCGTGATTGTGCTCTCGCAGCTGAATCGAAAATGCGAGGATGAACAACGATCACCCCGCGCCAGTGATCTGCGCGACTCCGGCAACCTGGAGCAAGACGCCGACGTGATTATCCTCCTCCATCGCGAGGCGGTGTATCACCGCGGCGATCCCATGTGGGCGGAGAACAACCCTGAACGCTTGCACGAGGCGCAGGTGATCATCGCCAAACAGCGCAACGGCGCTGTGGATGTGATCCAACTGCAATATTTCCCGTGGTGCACCCGGTTTGTCAATCTTGAAGAACCGGCCGCACCTGCCCCACTATACGAGGAATCTACGAAAGGCGGTGCGTGATGGGATACACCCCAACAGACATAGCGGGCATGATGAATGCTCACAAAACGGTAGTTAACGACCTCTGCGCCCAACTTGCCACATCACTGATAGACGGGCGTCGCCGTGGGTTGGAGGAGGCACTTAAATATTGCAATGAGGCTGCTTCTGCCTGTCGTCCCGAAGACGCCTTGGCGGCGGTTATGTTTATCCTCAACGAGGAAATCAAAAAGGCGAAAGGCGGTGCGTGATGAACCCTGTGGAGGTGAAGTGATGAGACGCCAGAAGATTAAGACATCCCATCCACATCATCCAGTAACGATGCCTACCGACCGTTCTCAAATGATTGAGCGTGCGAATTCTGCGGATGATGGTTGCATCTCGGCTGGCGGCGTCTTTGTCGGCGACGCCGACCTCCGCGCCCAGCTCGCCACCGTGACGAAGGAACGGGATGAATTAAGTCAGATGCGGGTTCCGATGGTGAGGCGCGCAACTGGACGCACGATTCCAGACCTCACTAAACGTGAGCATGTGTGTGAATATCAAGGTGCCATTAATGCAGCACAACATAGGCGGGACGAGTACATGGGTGATGCGTCAACACTGGTGTATGGTGCGGGAGGATTAAAGGACCTCCGCGCCAAACTCTCCGCCATGACGCGCGAGCGGGACGAGCTGCGGGCGGGTAAGTTGGTCGCCGATGAACGTCATCGGCAAATCGCAAAGGGATATGACGCGGCGCATGACGACGCCCACACAAAAGGAGAAATTGCGCATGCGGTGGAGGATGCACTCCATGATTATAACTGGCCGAATCATCCACCACGGTCTTTGTGGGTCCGTAGAGAACATGACCCAATTCGGTCTTTGATTATTTTCGCGGCCATGCTCGTGGCAGAAGCTGAACGGCTTGAACGTGCCGCCCTCGCCGCGAAAGGCGGTGGGAAGTGAAAGTTACCTTTGCAGACCAATGGAATATCCCATGCGTGATTCCCCAGCCGGGCGAAACCGCAGACGACGTTATGCAGCGGTGCCAAGAGGCGGGCGCAATTTATACCGGCGAAGGCGAAGAGGATTTCTGTGTCATGCTGCGGCCCGACGTTGGACCGGAAATCTACTCTGAGTCTGCCTTGCGCCGCAGTTTGAAAGGTGGTGAAAAGTGATAAACGCCGTTTTCCGCCCGCTGGATCCCGCCGAATGGCCAGGGAAGACGACCCCGCATGATCGCCGGAAAGGCACCCTGCATTTCTCTGCGAAGTGGCCGGATACCCTCGACAAGCTGGAGAAAGAGCTCCGGTTTCTGCGGGCTCAAAATATCGTCGTGCAGATCCAGACCACGCTCGACGAAATCCGAAACGACGGATGGCCGCGATCGAATGCCCGGATTACCGGCCCGCTGGCCGCGGTGTCGTTCGGGAGCAAGTACGGCCAGCTGCAATATTTTTGTGACGACTGCCACGACTGGCAGCACAATATACGCTGCATCGCGCTCACCCTGGAGCGCCTCCGCATGGCTGAAATGTACGGCGTGGTGCGCCGCGGCGAGCAATACCAGGGCTTCAAGCGCCTACCCTCTGGGATCCCCGTCGGCCCGGCCTCGCCCGACGACATGACGCTCGACGATGCTGTAGCTTTTGTCGTCACCGTCGGCGGCGGAGATCCGTCGCTCATCCGCTCGCAAGCCGAGTATTTTCAGCAAAGCTATCGGCGTGCCGTGATGGCGTGTCACCCCGACCGGCACCCGGCGCTTGCCGCGGAATTCCAGAAGCTTCAACGCGCAAAAGATATCCTCAGCCGCCACCACAACATCAGGTAAAACTATGCCTCAATACCGCCTGATCACCGGCGACGCGCTCGCGACGAAACTCCCCTCGCAATCCGTCGACCTTGTTTTCGGAAGCCCCCCCTATGAGTCGCAGCGCACGTATGGGATGGGTTTCGATCTGCGCGGCGATGCGTGGGTGGATTGGATGGCGCAGGGCTTCCAGGAGTGGAGCCGCGTTTGCCGCGGGCTCGTGGCGATGGTAGTCGAGGGATTCACCGATGATTACCAGTGGAGCGCAACGCCCGCCCTATTGCTGGCGAAGCTGCATCGCCAAGGCTTAAACCTCCGCAAGCCGCCGATTTTTCACCGTGTCGGAATCCCTGGATCCGGCGGCCCCGATTGGCTCCGGAACGATTTCGAATTCATCGTTTGCACCACGCCGCCCGGGAAACTCCCCTGGAGCGACAACACCGCGGCCGGTCACCCGCCGAAGTTTGAGCCCGGCGGCCAGATCTCGCACCGCACGAAAGACGGCACCCGGCACAACATGACGCACGACCAGCCCGGCGGGTACACCCCGCCCGCGATGGCCAACCCGGGGAACGTGATCCATTGCAAAGTTGGCGGGGGCCTCATGGGGCACGATCTCGCTCACGCGAACGTCGCGCCTTTCCCGCTCAAGCTGGCAGATTTTTTCGTGCGATCATTCTGCCCCCCGGGGGGCGTCGTGCTGGATCCATTCGTCGGCAGTGGAACCACGATCGACGCCGCCTACCGCGCCGGTCGCAACGCGATCGGTATCGACAAGCGATACAGCCAAATTTGCTTATCCACCCGCCGCATGAGATCCGTCGTGGAAGCCGTCGCCGCAGCTGAACCGGCTAAAACAAAGGGAGCCGCGTAATGATCCCGACCTCGATCGACTATCGCTCAGATGCGATTTTCCCCATCGGCCGCACCGATATCTTTCTGGGCCTCGTGCCGGTCGCCTGGGTGGAGCGATTTATCGACGTCGACTCGTGCGAGCTCAACATCACCACATTGAGCCACGGGCAGACCGATCACAGGAGCCTCATGGTTAGTCCCTCGATTGTCGAATCGCTCCGAATGGTGCGCGGATTTCTGAGCCGCACCAAAACGCCAACGGTGAAGTTTTCAGATCTCCAGATCGCGCATCGAGAGAATTCGCGGCGCACGTGGGCGGAGGCGCACGCATGAGAAATATGATCATGGTAATAATTTAGGTAATAATTCACTTGCGTTTGCAGCTAAATACTGCACCAGGAGCACACATGGACGACACCCGCCAAGTAAGTCCGGAGATCATCCGCAATCTGGCCGAAGTCCCCGACAAAATCGAGCCTCTCCGTATCCAAGTTTCCTGCTTCTCCGCCACCCGCGATCTAAACCCGCGCGCCGCCTCCGCCCTCGCCCGCGCCCACAATCTCCTCATGGCCGCGCAGTCCGCTATCAAAGACGCCGTATCGATCCAGGGGATGAGGCGATGAGCGAAACGGCACGAGATCCACGCATTGACCCGCAGCCCGGCGACGAGCTCACTATTCGATACGAGCTTGCCGGAGTGGCATGTCGGGACGTCTACCGAGTTGAAAAGGTGAACGCTTTCGACGTCTGGTATTTTCGCGTGGATATCCAAAGCCGTGAGCGCATGCGAATGTGCTCATGGCGAGAAAGAATGAAGGTGGCCGAGATATGACCCGCGACGCTTTTCTCGATCGACTATGCGCACTTCTCCAGCGCACGCGATTTAACTTCTCTTGCGAGCGCCGCCTCCAGGATGGCGTTAGAGAGCTCCTCTCCCTCGACGGCTATCCGTTCGATCGCGAGTATCGACTTGACCAGGAGAGCCGCGTCGATTTCTGGATCGATCGCTATTTCTACGATGCCGACTGTCTGGGCCCCGGTATCGGCATCGGCCTTGAGGTGAAGATAAACGGGAGCGCCGCAGAGATCGCCCGCCAGCTCCACCGCTACGCCGAATCGGAAAAAATCGAGGCCCTGGTACTGCTGTCGCGCAAGCAAAATGTCGAGACTCTCCCGCGCACGCTCAACGATAAGCCGCTGCGCGTGGTCACCCTCTGGGCGAATGGGATTCTATGAGCGATAGACCTTTTTGAAAACGAAGGAGTGAATATGACGCGCGACGAAGTAGAGAGGCTCGAACGAGTCGAAACGCTTCTCCAATACCCGGCGGGCATGGATCACTATTGCGAGAGCGAGGCTTGCTGTATCGAAAAACCGGAGTGCCCCGACATGCACATGCGGGCGGCGCTCCATCATCTAACCAAGATGCTCGAACCTCCGCATGTAAGCCTCCAGCCCCGCCGCCTCACCAATGACGCTGAAAGAATTTTCGCTGAGGCTTGGCAACGCACCAACGAACGCCAGCCGTGGCTTAATCATGGCTACACTACAATCGAATGGATCCTTTGCCCGGACGGCGAAAAGTATCCCGAACGGGTCACACCGCGCGACGCGCAGGTAGCCGCGTCTGTCATTCAGTGGCTCGGGACCGGCGTCGGTTATGGTTTCCTGCTCGGATGTGAACGACAGATTGATGCAGCTAAAGCGGTGCGGGCTGGGTGGGGTGATTTTGTGTATCGCAACCATGAGCCTCCAGAAGACGACTTGGCGACCGCTAGGCTAATTGCCGGGCCGATTCATGGGCACGCCGCCTACGAAACGGTAGTTCGGAGCATCTGCGGCGCCTTGGCCGACGCGCGACGCGAGGCCCTGAATGCTGCTGGCACTTCCGACACTATGCAAACAATCATGGCCGCGGCCGCAGGGAAGGAGTGAGTACCGAAATGGGGAATTCTCTGAAAGGCGGTGCGTGATGGCGAAGCTGGTTACACTTACTAAAACACCATTGTGGTGCCCATATGGTCATAAGTTGAGCGAATTCACTGCTACCGTTTATAGCGTGGACGGTGTGGTCTGGTGTAGTCGTTGCAGGGGAGAGCACGGACGCGGGGCTCACTACAGCCTAAAAGAATGCTACTCCCCGAAGAAAGGTGGTGCATGATGGGAGCTTCTGTTTATGACCGATTAGCTTCTGCACAACTCGAACTCGCCACCGTGCAGCGCGAGCGGGACGAGCTGCGGGCGGTAGTGGAGAAGCTGCCGAAGACGGCGGATGGGGTGGCAGTGGTGCCGGGGATGGTGGTGTATGCAATTCACCCCATGACGGATTCATACGTGGCAATGATGGTTTACATGGATGCCGACAACGACGAGTGGCAGAACGGCAACCGAAATGATTTCTCGGAATGCTACTCCACCAAAGCCGCCGCCCTCGCCGCGAAAGGCGGTGGGAAGTGAAACGTCGGCGAGGCATAGGTGCCGTGTTTGACTACGAGACGCCCGAGACAATGCATGCCCTTGCGTTGAAACGCACGGCGCCACTCGTGCTCCCCTGCCTCACCTTGAACGACGGGGCGCTCGAGTCGCTCCGCATCTCCTGTTACATCCAGGGCGTTCGCGACGCGTTTTCATCCGTCGAGCCGAAGCCCATAAACCCCAGCGCGTGGAATGGTGGACTATGAAAACCTACGGACGGGTGACCCTCGACGGCAATTTTTGGCGCGTGGAAGCACAGCCCCATATCATCATCCGATTAAAGCGACTCTTCGAGAAAATCGACTCCGCACAACAGGGCGTCGTCACCCTCTCGAATTGCGATGAACACTGCCGGGATCTGGAGTGGTTTCTCGATCGATTCCCCCTGTCGATCGACTTTTCGACCCGCGCCAAGCTCAAGGCCTCCGCCGCCCGCCACGTGGACCACTTGCGCGGCCTGGAGGAAATGCTCGACCCCGACTACACCCCGCGCGCGTTTCCCCTCGCACTCCCCGCCCGCGAGTACCAGCGCCGCGCCGCCGAGCTCTACCTCGCCCAAGGTTTCCTACTGCTGGCCGATGATGTCGGGCTCGGCAAGACATGCAGCGCAATTTGTTCGCTGGCCGATGCCCGCACCCTCCCCGCCGTCGTGGTCACAAAAACCGCCCTCCCCGCACAGTGGGCGGCCGAGATCAAACGCTTTGCCCCACATCTCTACACCTACTGTCTGCGCACGATGGATCCCCTGCGCGAAGAGATCCCTCGCCGCCAGGGCCGCGGCCCCGACGTGATTATCCTCTCCTATCACAAGCTTTCGACCTGGGCGCAAGTGCTCGCCGCCTACTGCAAGAGTGCCATTTACGATGAAGTCCAGGAGCTGCGCCGCGACGAATCAGACAAATACCGCGCGGCCGAGTTTGTCGCCCGCAGCGTGAAATTCTCGATCGGCCTCTCCGCCACCCCGATCTACAACTACGGCGGCGAATTTTTCAACGTCCTAAACATCCTGCGCCCCGGGATCCTGGGCACGCGCGAAGAGTTTTACCGCGGCTGGTGCGTGCGGCAGTCCGACCATTGGTCCATCGCCGATCCGGAAGCGTTCGGCACCTACCTCCGAGAACATTTCATGATGCTGCGCCGCACCCGCGCCGAAGTGGGCCGCGAGCTCCCGCCCGTGCAAAAGATCGCGCATCGCGTCGACTCCGATCGCGCTACGTTCACTCACATTGAACACTCCGCCGCCGATCTCGCCCGGATCATCCTCTCGCACCACGAGGAGCGCCCTGGAGAGAAGCGACTGGCCGCGGGCAAACTCGACGCACTTCTCCGCCAAGCGACCGGCGTCGCCAAAGCCCCCTATGTCGCGGATTTCGTGCGGATGCTGGTCGAGAACGGCGAGCGCGTGCTCCTGGGGGGATGGCACCGCGACGTATACGCGATCTGGCACTCGGAGCTAAAAGACTTGCGCCTTGGGTACTACACCGGCACCGAAAGCACAGAGAAGAAACTGGAAGCCAAGCGCAAATTCATCGACGGCGAGCTGGACGTTTTGATAATGTCCCTGAGATCCGGCGAGGGTATCGACGGGCTTCAAGGCACGTGCCGAAATGTCGTCCTGGGCGAGCTCGATTGGGCCGCTGGCGTGCATGAGCAATTCATCGGCCGTATCCACCGCGACGGCCAAGCCTCCGGCGTCAACGCTTATTTTCTCATCTCCGATTCGGGATCCGATCCGATCATGGTTGACGTATTGGGATTGAAGCGCGAGCAGCTCGAAGGAGTCCGCAACCCCAACCGCGCACTAATCGAGCCGATGGCCGTGGATCACGTCGGGCACGTGAAGCGCCTCGCCGAAATGTATCTCCGGAAAGTGGCATCCTAAAAACGAGGTGACAGTATGGGATTGCCCGCGAACGTCCTGGGCCCCTCCGCACGAGCGCACTACGAAGCCCGCAAGGCAGCCAGCGCCGCGGCGCCGCCGACGGCCGCCGCCCGCCAGCTCGTTTCCGCGCGCATCAAAGCCGCCAAGCGCGGCGAGAAAGTCAGCGCTGAGGAATTCCGGAATATGTGCCAGCGCGGCAACGTGCCGGAGCCGGTGACTGAATTCGTGTTTCACCCGATCCGGAAATGGCGCTTTGATTACGCGTGGCCAGCGTTCAAAATCGCCCTGGAAGTCGACGGGGGATCGTTCATCCAGGGGCGGCACAACCGGGGGGGAGGCTTCCGCGACGACATCGAAAAGGCCAACGCCGCCGTATGCCTCGGCTGGGGGATCCTGCGGGCGCTCCCCGAACAGCTCCTCAAGGCCGATACCGTCGAAATGGTAAAGCGGGCAATGCGCGCCAAACTCGCGGGATTCAGCCCCGCCACCGGCGCCCCGCCGCCGTTGAAATCCGGCATTTCTACCGGCGGCGCAACCGATTGCCCCACCGGCCACTTACGCACGAAACACGACGCCCCGGGGAATCGTATGGATGGAGTGCCCCAGCCTGCGCCGCCACCGCCGCCCCGTCCCACCGCCGGACGCCCGCCGCCCCGAAAAATCTAAACTATTTAGCAACTCCAGAGTTGACACCGCCCGCTTTCGGAGTTACTATATAGCCACTGGATCACGCTCCCTTGTGGGGGTGGATCTGGTAGGGTTTCCAAATTGGAGAATGACCATGAAGACCGGCAAAACACTCCCCCAGCTCGCCGCCGAAATCGCCCGCCAGCAGGCCGCTAAGCGCGATTTCGTCGTGTCCGCGAACCGCCTCGCCGTCGACGTCGTGGAAACGTTCGAGCCCACCAACCCCCAGCATACCCCCGTGCGTCGCGCCCGCCTTCTCATCGATGGCGCCGACAACGGCCGCGCCGTCGAGGCCTTCCCGATTAACGATTACGCTCACGGCCAGCTCGCGACCAAGCTGGATATCCCCGCCAAGTTTTACGACCGGATCCAGGCCGAGCTCCCCGACCTCTGGCAAACCAACGTCAACCGCCTGATCTCCCACAAGGGCGGCACTCACCTTGTTCGCACTCTCGACAACAACGCCCGCGCCGTGCTGTCGAACAAATACCGCCGCCTCGATAACGTCGATCTGATCCAGGCCGTGCTCCCAACCCTGAACAGCTTGGGCGGCGGGCTCCGGATCGAATCGGCCGAGATCACCGATCGCCGCCTCTACATCAAAGCCGTCTATCCGAAGATGGAAATGGAAGTGAAGAAAGGCGATCCCGTCCAGGCCGGTATCGTGATCTCCAACTCTGAGATCGGCGCCGGTCGCCTCATGGTGCAGCCGCTTATCTATCGCCTCGTGTGCACCAATGGCATGATCTCCGAAGATGGCGCCGTGCAGAAATACCACATCGGCCGCGGCATTGAATCCGAGATGCAAGAGCTCCTCTCCTCCCAGGCACTCAACGCCGACGATCGCGCCTACTGGCTCAAAGCCCGCGATGTCGTCAAGGCCGTTTTGACCGATGCGAAGGCCTTCGGCGCGATCGTGGATCGGATGTCGAAGACCACCCGCCAGCTCATCGAAAGCACCCCGACGCAAGTCGTCGAGCTCACCGCCAAAACGTACAACATGACGGAATCTGAAAGCGCGAAAGTACTCGAACACCTCCTCACCGGCGGCGACACCTCCCGCTATGGCCTCTTGAACGCCGTTACCCGCACCGCCCAGGATGTCGCCGACTACGATCGCGCGACTGAGTTGGAATCGATCGGCGGCGATATCCTCAACAATGATGCCACGTGGAAGCGCCTCGCCGTGGCCGCTTGATTCCTTCTCCAAGGCGGAGCGGGCTCCCTCCCAGGGCCCCGCTCCGCCACCCTTTTTTTCAAAAGGAAGTGCTTTATGTCAGACAAAATGCCCGATGGGTACGTTGGCAAGAGCCGCATACCGAAATTCACGCCCGCCAATTGCGCTGCTGTCGAAGCCTCCAACGCTCAAAAGCCCTCGATGTACGCCCACACTGAAAAGCCGAAACTCAAAAAAGGCGATAAGGTTCGCGTCTATCAGAAGCCCCTCACCAATGAAGACGAGGAAGGCATCGCGACGCTTGTCAAATTCGATAGCGTCTCAGAAGGCTACGGGACGGAGCGATGGCTCGTGCGATTCGAAGGCGAGGAATCGACGTACCCGCGTGATGTCAAATTTCAAAACCGATGCTAGACAACAAAATACGGAAGCGCGACCAGGGGCCCCGACCACTCGATAGGAGCCCGGCGAGGATGTTGGAAAAGCCCCGCCCGCGCTTCCACCTTGAAAATTGAATATGGGAGGCAGTGGCACTCAGCGGGTGAAACCGTGGGCGCGAGTCGTAAGAGACAAGCGACAGGCTCGGAAACCAATCGCCCCCGGCAGACGTGCCGGGCAGACAGAGGCCCGAAAACCCCGTCATTGTGCATGGTGTTTCGCCACTGCCTCCCACCAATCGGCGGATTGTTTCCGTCGCCGCACGAGAGAACCCCACACCCAGGCCATCGCCCGCGCCGCAAGAGCTGCGGGCAATGCCTCTATGGAGCTGATCACATGAAACCCCCCTACAAGCCCGGCGATACAATTTTGATCCGCGGGATCGTCGTTAGTGTCCTGGAGTCCGGCCGCATCACATTCCGAAGGAATAGCGCTGGGATTTCGGTCACATCGACGATGGATCCCTCCGAAGTTGTGAGCCCTGGATCCATTGAAACGCTCTGCGATGTGATCGCCCGCTATGAGAAGGCCGCTCGCGACGCGATCGCCGAACGCGACGAGGCGAAGCGCGTGTGCAACAGCTGGATTGCGAAATATAACGATTTGCTGGACGGTTGCCGCGCGGTCGAGAAAGAGCGAGACGCGGCGGTAAGCCGCGCGGTGAATGCCGAGAAGCGATTACAGGATCTCCAGGAGATCCATCCCGACGTCGAGCCGCATGTCTGCCTGTCTCTCAATTGCCCACATCAGCAGCAGTTTTTCCCCTCATCGACATTTTTTAGTTTTCGACCGGGCGCAAACTACATCATGTTCCGCCATCCCAGCCCCGCCCCTAAGTGGATTGTCACCTTTGGGCCCCAGGTCGACGAAGTGACCCCATTCGATTCCGCGATCGATGCGATCGTGAGTGATAACTGGCAATTTAACACAAAGGCCTCCCCATGAAGATTATCGAGCTGTACAGTGAAAATGTGAAGCGCCTTCGCGCCGTCACAATCTCCCCCACCGATCCCGTTGTCGTCATCGGCGGCAACAACGGCCAGGGCAAGAGCTCCGTGATCGACTCCATTTTCTACGCGCTGGGAGGGAAAGACGCCCTTCCCCTCAAGCCCGTACATGAGGGTGCCACTCACGCGACGATACGCGTCACCTTGGACGACTTCACCGTCGAGCGCCGGATCGCCCCCGACCGCTCCAGCTCCCTCCGAATCACCGGCAAGGATGGGGGCAAACTGGCCAGCCCCCAGGCCTTGCTCGATCGCATCGTCGGGGATCTCACGTTTGACCCCCTCGCCTTCGCGAAGATGAAGCCGCCCGCCCAAGTCGAGGCCTTGCGCAAGGTCGCCGGGCTCGATGAGAAATTCGCCACCCTGGACCGCCAACGCGCCGCCAAGATGGAAGCCCGCACCCTTTTAGGCCGGGACGTCGATAAGCTCGCTGGGAGCCTCGCCACGATGCCCAGGATCGAAGACGCCCCGAGGGCCGAGGTAGACGTCGGGGGCCTCATGGCGCAACTGCGCGAGGCCCAGGCCGCCCGGGATTCCGCCGCGTCTCAAAAGGCCAAACTCCGGAACGCGGAGGAGGAAATCCGCCAGTGTGAAGAATCGATAGCGGATCTGGAGTCTCAGCTCCGCACCTTGCAGGAAGCGCTCGCCGGGTGGAAGACCTACCGCGACAAGCAATCCGCCTATGTCGCCTCCCTCCCCGACCATGCCCCCACGATCGCCGCCATCGAGGCCCAGATCGCCGGAGCCTCCGAAGCCAACCGGAAGCACCTCCACAACCAGCAACGCGCCAAGATCGCCCAGGAGCACGACCAAGCCAAAGCCGCCTATGAGACGTTGACGGCCGCCATCCGCGACATTGCCGCCCAGAAAGAGGCGCTTCTGGCCGCCGCCGCCTTCCCCGTCCCGGGGTTATCCTTCAACGCCGACGGGGTGACGATGAACGGCCAGCCGTTCGAACAGGCCTCCGCCGCCGAACAGCTGCGCGCCTCCGTGGCAATGGGCGCCGCCGTGAACCCTGAATTGAAAATCCTCCTGGTGCGCGATGGCTCGCTCCTGGACGCCGATTCGATGCGGATGCTGGCCGAGATGGCGAAAGAGTCCGATATGCAGGTATGGCTCGAACGCGTGGGCGCAGGCGATGAGAATGCGATCATAATCGAGGATGGCGAGCTCGCCCCCGCGAGCTGGAACCGCAGGAAAACCGCCGCGAAGGGGACGACATGAAGCCTTGGCCCCGCCTCTCCGAAACCCTTCCAGGCCCGCGATCACCAAGCGCATGCCAATCCTGCGGCGTCACAAATCTAACCCTCAACGCATGGGAGGAGTGCGACGATCAGGATAAACCGACTGGCACTATGGTAATGCTGTGCACCCCGTGCGCTGAGAAGATCATCGACCCTCACCCCCGCCTTTACTCTCGGCACCCTCTCAACGAGCCCATGCCTGGATCTATGGCGCTTTGCGCCGCCTGCATCCACCGCGAGGGCTTGAAGTGCACTCACCCAGCCCTTAAAGCCAACGGCGGCCCTGGCCTCGCCATCCACCAAGAAGCCCCAATAGTCGCGCACGTTGACGGGCGGGATAAGAAAGGCCGCCGCTTCGGGAAAAACATCGTTATTTACCCCAAGCCGCCGACGCTATGCGTCGGCAGAACCGAGAGATCCCAATGAACGACCGAGAGCTCTCCAAACTCAAGCCCGAGGATCGCGAGCGTGTTCGGTCCCTGCTGCGCCTGATAGCGATGCCCGCCTCTCGCATGACGTCGCAAGAGCTCAAGCAAGCGAGAGAGGCCGCCGGGCTCAGCGTGCCGCAAGCCGCGAAGATTCTGAGATGCTCCCAAAAAGATCTACGCGGCATAGAGGGAGGATTTTGGCGCCCACACGATGCGATGGCCGAAAGAATGAACGTTACCTATGGGCTGAGCGCGTCAGCCGAGCTCTCCGATATGGCCGCCGATCAGCTCCGGAAGGATAACGAGGCACTCCGGCGCCGCCTCGCCGTGATGGAGCGACTGTCTGCGCTGGCGCTGCTGGAGACGAACGACGCGCTCACGTGGGGCGGATCCGGGATTCGTCACTCGCTCCACAAGATTCGCAAATACCTTGAGGAGATCCCAGGCATTAACCTTGTGGCCGCGAGGATCCAGGCCGAAGCCAAGAAGGATTGAGAGCGCCAAATGATCCAGGCATGCGCCTTTTGTCGTCACCCGTTCGACGTCGATTTACTCGGCAAGTACGGATGCCCGAATTGTGAGGGTCAAGGCCCCGTGCGATGCCCCCGCTGCAATCGCACGTGCCGCACGCCGGAAGGCCTCGCCGCCCACATTCGCGCCGCTCACATCCACCTTGTTTACTGCCAGTGCGGCCGAGCTTTCAACTCCGATCATGCCCTCCGATGCCACCGGCGAGACGTCCACCAGGGGGCGAAATCGTAAATGATGCCGACTCTCACCATCTATCTGCCGCCCGACGGCCGCGCCGTGCAGTTCGGCCCGCGAATGACCGTGCAGGATATCAAAACCCTGGAGCTCGCCATGCAGAAGGGGCAGACAAAAGGCGAATTGCAGTTTTACCACTTCGAGCCGTCGACCAGGATCAAGAGCTACGGCCGCGGGCTCCTCCGCCACCGCGCCACCGACGGCTATACCGAAGCGTGGTTTGAGATCTTGGGCGTTTTTACTTGCGAGGCAGACGAATGAGCGACATGCACCCGTGCGCCATGTGTAAGGGAACCGGCCGCGTTCCACTCTCCGGCATTTACGCCGATACACTCGCCCTCTTGCGGAAGTACCGGAATTTATGCGGGGCTGATCTAGCCGCCATCGCCCGCTGCAACGGTTCGGCCATGTGCAATCGACTCGCGGCGCTTGAGAAGATGGGTTTTGCTACGTCCACCCGGTACGGGCGCCAAAGACTTTGGAAGGCGAAGTAGCGCCCCGCTACAATGCTGGCGAGGAGATCCGACCATGCGAAACGTCCCCACCAGCTCGACCCTTATCGTCATCGGCGCCACGCTCGCGATCGGCGCGATCTTTTGGGCCCAGGCCAGCGCCGCCGTAGGCCTTGCGATGGGAGCTCCAGGGCTCGCCATGATCGCCGCCGGTGTGATCGCCAAGGCGGTAGCGACCGGCGTCAGGGAGTCCCGGCCTTGACTTGGGGGGGAGCTGTCGCGCGGATGAACCAGACCGTCGCCGTCGCGCCACCCCCGACGATCGCGGTAATGATCGCCGAGATCATCGCCGCCATGATTGCCCGCTTGAACACGTCCCCTCCCTTTTTGATATCCGACTCCGCCTGCGCCGCCTGTCGCAGCGCGGCGATCTCTTGCCGTAGCGCTGGCTTTCCGTTCCCGAAAAGCTCGTGATCGTGCTCCATCAAAGTTGAGTCAATTCTGCGGAAGTCTTTTTCGCCCTCCGCCAGCCGCACGTAAATCGGGCCGAGAGCGACCTTGACCACCTCGCCGATACGATTCAGATCCTGCTCAGTCAATGACATGCCCACGGGGCTCCTTTGCTTGCGTTGTCGATGGTGCCTTTTTCTCCGTTCCCGTCGTGGCCGCGCCACATTACACGCTAGACTTGCCGCCGCGAATCGTGATCGTGCCCGAGCTGGAGGCGATCGTCGCGCCGAAGCGAATCGCCTGCACGCCGTTCGCGCGGATATGCAGATGCGCCTTCGCGCCGTTGGCGAGGCCGCCCGGATCGCCCGCCACAAACAGAATATTTCCGGTTGGGGCGTCGGCGATCACCGCGTCAATATCCGCCGTCGTGATGAAGTCGTACCATTCGCCGCTTGCGTGATCGCGCGCCTGGACCTTGAAATTGTCGATGGCCTGCCCGCTCCCGTTGGAGATCTCCAGAGAGACGGCCAGCTCTCCGGCGACGGTGAGCGCCTCCGAGTACGCCAGCACGGTCGAGGCGGCAATGGGTTTCGTGAATGAGGTATAAGACATAAGACTCTCCAGGTTAGATGTATCCAAAAAGGCCCAGGCCGATCTCGTCGTCGGAAGTAGCTCCGCCGCCGCCGCCCGAAAGAAACTGCCATGCATCAGTGACCGCCAGAACCGTTCCGCCGATCTCAATACTCAGGGTGACCATATCTCCATCTACGACGCTTTCGGGGCTGGCTTCTGCGCCGTTCACCAACAGCTTTAACTCGGCAATCGGCATGTACCAGTTCACGACGGTTTCGGCGATCACAAAAACCCAATCGACCTCATTCGGCCCCGCCGCCTCGAACGTTACCGCGTCGGTGATATCCTCCGGATCGCTCTCATTATCGACGACGATCTCTACGCCCTCTTCGCTGGGGCCGCCGGAGTTTTCCAACGCGCCGCCGTCGTCCGTGAGGCCGAGATCCAAGCCGGGATGAACCATGTGGCTCAGCGTGATTGTGCCGCCCTGCGGATTCGTGGTGCCGCTGGCGGCGACGAATGACAAGATCAGGAGATCAGTATTTAGCGTGGCGTTTCCCGAGAGGGTGAGCTGGCCGATGTCCGTCGTGCTCGCATCCACGCCGCCGGGATCGAACGCCACCAGGATCTGGGCACCGTTGACGGTGGCGCTCAGAATCTCCGGAACGGGCGCCGACGTTGTGGCCGGAACCGCAGCGCAGAACGCCGATTCGTTGGCCTCCGCATCGTATGCAGAAACTTGCAGGCCGGTCGCATAGACCGTGTTCGGCGTGAGTCCTGTTTTCTGGTAGGTCAAAACGTTTCCGATATCGACCGCGGCGCCGCCCTCCCACTTGATCTTGTAGCCCGTCACCGCCGTATCATCCGTGGAAGCCGCCCACGTGTAAGTAGCCGTGGTCATCGTAACGGCGGTATTGGTGAGGCTCGCCGGTACTGTCGGAGGATCGGTGTCGGCGGGCGGAATAGTCGTGCCTGACGTGTAGTGGGCGGCGACACGCGCGCCGCTGAGCAGGTAATCGTACATCGCCACTTCATCGACGATGCCGTCCATGGCGCTGCCAACACCATAGACGTACCCGATAATCAGGCGAGGGTTATTGACGTTCCAGCCAAACCCAACCGCCGAGCCGATGTTGCCCGCGAGTACTGAAACACCGTTCAGATAGAATTTAACGTCGCCTGTCGATTCATCGATGTTAAAAACGATGTGAAGCGTGTCGCCGACAGAATAGCTGATCGCACTGGATTCGACGTACGGGCCGAACGGATACCACGTGTAGCGCAGCTTGCCCGACTTGATCTCGACCCGTGCGCCGTCGTTGTACACCGAGAACAAAACGCGATCCTGAACCGAATCGGGTTTAATCCAGATTTCCAGCGTGATTGTGCCGCTAGGGTATTGTCCCGTGAAGACGGCGATTGCTCGATCACTGTTATCGAAATCGGCGGCCTCGTCCGCGTCACCGGCCAGCAGGCCAGCCGCCTCAAAAGTGGGAATGCTGGATGGTCCGGAGAGATTCGTCGCGACCGGGAAGTAGATCGAAAGGTCCACGCCCGTCGCCGTAGCCGTCGCGGCAAGGTTGAGCGTGATCGAGGAGCCGGTCTTACTGACCACCGTAGAGTCGGCTTGAATTCCAGTCCCGACCACATACATACCGGGGTAAATATCGCTGGTGTCCGCGATGGCGACGGTTGTACTGGAATTGGTGGTGTCGCCCGTGGTTTCGACCCTCGCCAGATCGACGGGGTTAAGTGTCCCCGCCGCGTCGTTGAGGCGCAGATAGAGCATCGGAGAATCGCTGAGCACTTCGGATTGATACGACATTAAAGGCTCCTATCAGGCTTCTGGAATTTCCGCGGTGTCGGTGAACGATCCCTGTGTGACGGACGACACGCCATCTCCGAAGTTGCCTGAGATTGCTGTATCCACAACGAATCCCGATGCCGTCATTTCCCAGCGATTACCCACTAGTTCCACTGAGGCGGTGATGGGCGATTCGTAGATTGAGTAATTGTCGATGTACTCCATCTCCAACACGACCGGGATCGTGTTGAGTACGCCATTGATTCGAATTGCTCCAATGGCAATATTCAGCTTGGGCCGCTCGTATGCGTAGATCGTTCCCGTTTTCGTGAACCGGAAGCAGCGCTTTGCATTGGTGATGCCGGTAATAGTGATCGTCTCAAACGAGTCAGTGACCGTGAATCCAGCAACATCCTCGATCTCGATTGTGGCGTCCGGCGCGATCGCCAGCTCCGCCGTTAGCTCGTTATCATCGAATCCGATTCGATCGTCCCAGCACGTGAAATTCATCCACGCGCCCTCTTCATCCCAAGTCTCATAACTTCCCGTCATCATAAACCGGGAAGGCTCCTGAGCGACGCCGCCCGGAACGTGCCGACAAATACAGTTGTGGGCGCGAAGAGGATTGCCCGTGCCATCGAACGAGAATTGTCCCGTGAACGACATATTACGGAGGACTACCACGTCCGATCCAACACTCAGCCCGCCGTTGCCAAGGGCGAACATGATCGAGCCTAAGCCGCAGTGCGTAATAACGGTGTACTGCGGAATCGATCCGTCACCATTGAGCACGAATCCGCGCGCTAGGCCGGGGCCGATCACCGCCCGGCAAAACCGCATGTAAAACGTCTGGGTATACAGGCCGCTCCCGCCATCGAACATGAACACGATATCGGGGTGAACGCCATCGCCCGGTGCCAGGGGTGGGATTCGATCCTCGTTTGGCGGCAGAATGATCGTTTCGAATTGGCAGTTCGACATCCCCCCGCCGTAAATCTTGAAGCCCCAGATACCCCACCGCGTGCGGCAGTTCGCCGCCGCCCATGCCGACTTGACAACGCCCTGATTGAAGAAATCGCAGTTAATGTAACTGCAATCCCCGAAATTCATATCGTTACCATTGGCGATATAGTTCATCCCATGGTACGTCTCCCACAAGTGACCGGAGAGCGGCCCCTGGTGTAGACAGTCGATGAAAATATGCGCGGTTGAATTGTCCGGGTCCGGGTCCGCGAAGTAAGGCCACACGATATCAGGATCGCCCGTCCCAAACTGGAACCCGCGATAAATCGTCTTCGCTGGGCCCGGAACTTTCGTATTGGCCCCGTTGGTCGAGACAATGGCCTCATCCATCGGCACGGCCGGATCTCGCTCGAATTCGAAGAATGTCGTGTTGTCCGGCGGGCTCTCTGTGCGCTCAAGGAGGTAATCCCCAGCGCCTACCATTACACGCACGTGGTTGGTCGTGCCGTGAATCAGCGTCGCGCCGCTGAATGTCGCCTTCGGCAGTAAGGCAGTCAATCCAGAATTTTCATCACTCCCCGCACCCGACATATAGCCGAGGAGAGTCGCGCCCTCTTTATCGCAATCGACTATATGCTTGACGCCAAAATCCGTTTCCGTACCGTCGCCGTTGTCCGACTTCACATAGATATTTTTCAGGCCGGATGTTTCGAAATCGTCCGACGAAAATTCCAGCACGTACCCCTTTGATCCCAGCGATCGCACGCCGACATCCCCCGTGTTCGCTCGCGTCGTATTGAGCGTTTCCTCCGTCACCGTGTCGAACGTGGTCGCCCAGTTATCAAAAGAAAATCGAAGCGCCACAATGCCGCTTGGATGATCCGCCCAGAATGTCACCTTCTCCGCGCCGGTGAATCGCCGCCCGCTGTACTCTTCGGGCGCCGGAATGCACCATGCGGGCGATCCGACGATGGTAGGAGTCAGATTCGCCGGATCCGTCAACGCCCCGCTGTTGGTCGCGGAGATCGTGAGCACGCCCGTTTCAGTCGGAAGGAAATCAACCGTCTGCGGCGTGTCGTTCGCGTCGAAAGTCAGGACCACGGCGTCGGCGCCCGTGAGCCCCGCCCCCGACGGGCTTACCGTAATCGTGTCGTCCGCCAATGCATTCGGTTCGATGGTGACGCGGTGGGGATACCCTGCAATCACCGTTGACCCGGAGTTGGTCATCGTATAGGCCGTGGCCGAATCTCCGGTGTACGTGAGCGTGAGTCCAGTAAAGACGGTGCCGTTCGCGATACTGCCTGAATCCGATCCGCCGCAGTCCAGCCCGATTGTCGCTGGCCCGGTAAGGTGCCGATCCGCGTGCGTGTCGTCATACGTCAACACTTCCACGCCGTTCACGAGAAGATGAAGGCGCACGCAATCCGCCTCAGCAGGCGGCGACCCTGCCCCCGTCAATAAATCCTCCGCCCATAGGCGAATCGTTCGCCCCGTCCCCGCCGTAAGACCGTGATCGACCACCCCCTCGGAAAACATTACATCAGCCCGACCGAAGAGGTAAATTTTCCCGTTGTAGTTACTGAAAAACGCTCGGTAGCCGTAGTTCGGAGCACTCTTTCGAACGCCGATTTCCACAGAGTGATATGGGTAGGTATTCATGCTCAAGACATGAAGCTCGGCCTCGATGTCCGAACAGTCCCCATAGGTTCCGTTGATCGTGTACGCGCGTCTTGCGTTGGTGCGATTGAGAAATACCTGCCCGTTCAGGATTGAGGCGAACGCATCCACATGGCCGGTGGAAATACCGGCGATACCCTCGAACGTTAAATTGTCCTCCGTGTGCTCCGTCAGTGGGGTGGGGAGAAGCGACTCCGAGTAATCCCGCTCGATCTCAAACGTGGCTGTTTTTGTGCCGATCATTGTCATTGCTGGGGACTCCGTAGAGTGTCGATATGAACGATCGGCCGCAGGCCTTTCGCCGCCGCGTCGTCTTTCCACTCGACGGCGCGCCCGCCGATCGCGCGGATGTCCTGGTAGTTAGTGTGCCCGGTGAGGATCGCCCGCGGCGTCACCGTCCGCGCGATCTCATGCGTCCCCCAGCTGTACGGGTATTCCATCCAATAGCCGGTGGCCCAGGCGGCGACGTCGCAAGAGGTTTCGGGCAGAATCGAGATCCCTGCCCGGCGCCAGCTCGCCAGGATCCTCAGCCACTCGTGACCCTCGCGCGGCGACGGTTGCCCGCCGGTATCCCAGAACGCGAGCGACACGCCCCGCGCCACCAGGGCATCGCGAAGCCGCGCGGTGTACTCACGATTCGCCACCAGCTCAAGCCGGAGATTCGTCTGGACGTACGGCGCTGCGGCCGTGAGCGCGATCGCGTCCGCATCCAGGGGGGGCGAAACAAATGGATTGATCAAAACGCCGCTTCGGATCCCGACGTCGCGCGCCACGCGCAACGACTCGAACCATGCGAAATGACCAGGATACGGATCGTAATAGTGCGACCGGCCATCCGGCGGCGACCACTGGATAAACGCCGCAGCGCCGCCCCGCTTCGCGCGCTCGAGGCTTGCCCGCATCTCCTCCGGCGGCGTCCAGTTCGAGTAAGCGATCGGCCCCGTGGGCAGATCCGCCACCGCCTCCGGAATGCCCAAATCCCCCATAAACGGCGAAAGGATATACCGGCGATAATATTTCGCCAGATCCTCCGCAGTGCCCGGCATGATCCGATACGCGGCCCCTAGCGTGATCGACTCGCCCGGCGCCAGCGCCAGCTCGTAACGGAGAAACGGGTTGACCTCGCCCCCAGGCCCCGCGAACCAATAGCAGAGGGTGGGAGTAAGGGAGCGATTAAAGAAGAGGATCCCCAAAACCTCGCCGCCGCCCTCGATCGAAACGATGGGAGAGAAGCCAGCGCCCGGCCAGGTGGAACCATTTCCCTGAACCCAGGAAGATGGTGCCTCCGTCGTCACCCCGCCGCGGAATGGCGAAACGATCCTCCCCCCCACCGGCCCCACGATCTCCGGGAGCCGGATGTCGATCGAGTCCAGCCGCCCCGTCCACCCGTTATGAATGACGATCTCGAACGCACGGCCGGACGCGACGCGCTCCTCCCGCAGCTCGATACGGGCGTCTCCTGGAGTGCCGCGCCAGCTCGTACGCGTCACCCTCTGGCCGATCACCTCGCCCAAGCGTGCAAACGTCACCCGCTGGCCGTCGGATGCCCCTGCATCGGCCTCCAGGCCTCGCCGCGGTTGGTGCGCTGGGGCGATGTCGAACCCGAGCGACACGACCAGGGCGAGGAGGATCATCCACCCGCGGCCGTCGAATTCGTCGTTCGAATAGCGGATGAATCTCCAAAGCTGGTGAATCAGCATCGCCACGACCGCCCCCAGCGCCACGACTGGCAGCAACAAAAGGGCGATGAGGATGGAGACGAGAACGCTCATTATTTCCCAGCAGGGCGGCAGCCCAATCCCTTTTCCGACATGATCGAGGCGACGTCTTCGGCGTGAAGGCAATCGCAGAGACAGGCCCCCACGACCACCGCAGTGCCATAGGCGCTATCCGTTCCCGTTACGACGATTTGGCCGTTACAGTAATCATTCCCCGTGGTGGCATTCTGGAGCGTGCCGACGGCGATCGGCCGGGACGTACCGGATCCGAACAAAACCACCGTATCTCCATTTTTGGCTTCGCGCCCGTTTCTGTAGTGCATAAAACTCTCCTATTTGAGCCTCTGGAATTCGTCATGCTGGCGCGCGGCGAAAATCGCCCGCGCCGCCAAAATGATTCGATCATGCACCCGCTCATCTCGGCACATTTCCGAGTGCCCCAGGTTGAAGCCGAGATCGACGTCGCCGCACTCGTACCCGCTGCGCGGCATGTGTCCCCCCACCAGGAAGCTTTTCGCGTTGCCATCCGCCCGCGGCCGGAGCTGAACGCCCCGCACGATCGGATCCTTTCGCTGATAGAAGGCACGCCCCGCCATCGCCGACAATGGCAGCTCGACGCGATGCTCCGCCTTTTCATCGGCGAGAATGTGCTGGAGAGGATTCGCGACGGGGGCCTCGTCCAGATACACCGCCAGCGCGACACTGTTCGGCGGGAGCGCCAGGAGGCATTTATGCATTCTCCACGCGCCGTGGCTGTGCCCGATCGCAATGATGGGATCGAAACCGATGTTTCGCAGGCGGGATATCGTTTGCTCGACCGGGTACGCCATGCCCGCCCCGTCCCACGTCGCATAGTAATCGTCGCATCCGGTCGACTCTGCCAGGGCCTCCACCATCGGGCGAAGGCCGCACCCGTCGGAAGAAAGCGGGGTGTTGAGTCCGAAGAAGGTGACGATCACGCCGCGCATCATCTCCCGTTCCCCTTCAATGCCTGAGTAACGAAATCGACATGAGAGGCTTGGCTCTTGCCCGCGGCCTCATGCAGTGCTTTCACCAGCGCCGCCCGCTCCGCCTCCGCCGTCTCAGCCGCCGCGATCTTGGCGCGTGCGAGCTCGGCGGCGACTCCGATCAGCTGCAAGATCAGGGCGGTTTCCATGATCGATCACTCCGGGCGCGTGGTTGGTCCCTGCGCGTTGGAAAAACGAGCGATTGCATCCGCGAGAAGCTTGCTTTGCTGTGCGACCGTCACCCGATCGCCCGCCTCCGCCGCGGCCGTGGCCGCCTCCAGGATCTCGAACATCGTTTGTTCGAGGGGGAGATAGATCTGGCGCATGTCCGTATCGGAGATATCCCCGCGGCGATGCCGCTCGGCGATGATCGCCACCGCGACTTGATAGCGAAGATGCCAGCGCCCCACCTCCGCGAGCATTCGATCCTGTTCGGTGACCGGCGTCGGCGGCGTCGCGAACAAGCTGCACCCGGGCGCCGCCACCAGGAGCCCCATTGCCAGCACGACACCCGCCAGCATCGGAACGCCGTCGCCATCCTTCCGCGCTTTGATCCACTTCCAGAACTTCGGCCACGCCAGCTCCAGGCCAGCGCACAACGCCAGCGCCACGATCCCCGCCGCGGCCGCGCTTGCCGCCCCCAGATCATCGGCGCTCATGTCGGCACCAACCATCGCGGCAATCGTCGCGAAGAGGCTGTAAATCATCCGCGCCACGACCAGATAAGCGAATCGCTGGAGAGCTTTCACAGTTAAACCTCCACAAAACCGTATGCTTTTATCCTTGGGCTCAGTTAGGTATAGGCCGAACAGTCCCCAAAAAGAGAGCCCGGCGGTGTGCTATTCACCGCCGGGCCGGACCCACGGGGAGGCAATCCGCGGGTTTTACCACTTACCCTCTGGGCATTGCTGGGCGGCCGATGAGAGGCTCCTCCCCTTGCTGCAATCGGGGCACTTGGCGCACTTCACCCGCAATACAACCACCTGCGCCACCTCAAAGCGCCGGATCCCGCCGTTGTGCTCGCAGGCCTCACATATCGCTTTCCGCTGCGCCGTCACCTCTGGCGCCGCTTGTGGCGAGACGCGCCGCCGCTTCAAGCGATCCGGCGCCGACCGCTTTTTCGCCTCGATCCAGGCCGGATGATCCCTATCGAACCAATAGCCGTGGCCTGGATCCTCCCGTGTGATCGCGGGGCGCAGCCGATCCATCCACCCCGGAACCGCATCGCACCGCTTCTGAACGCTTTTGTAGCTGGAGAATACTTCATTCATGGGAGAACCGTCTCCACATAGAGCGGGTACGTCTGCATCGGGAAATCGACTTGATTCGTGCCGAACGGCCAATAGATGCCGGTGACGTTCGACCCGACTTGCCAGCGCCGCCAGGAGGCTCCCGCAACGCCGTAGCTCGCGCTCGCCCAGTTCAGGCCTACACCCCAATACCGACACCCTCCAGGGCTATCCGTGGTATTGGTCAAATTGACTTGAGACGCCGCGTTTTGCGAGAGCGCCCCCACCAGACAGATACTCCCGCCCACATCCCCCCAGAACAATCCCACGATGCGCGTCACCTCCACATCGGCCACCGATGGAGAGCACGGGGTGACGTCGATCACGCCGAAATCTATCACCTCCGGCGGGATCACGAGGTATTCATCGTCGGTTTCCCCGCTGAATGACGTTTCGCAGGGCGTGCAGTCCTCGCAATCGTCGTGCTCTATGATGTCGTCGAGCGTGAGCACTTGCATCCCGCCGACGTCGGAAATCGTCTCATCCTCAAAATCGAAATAGAGGCATGTCGCTGGATCATAATCCGTCGTGAATGTTCCGGTGACCGATGCCGCCTGGGCGCTGGACATCGCCATTGTCGGGACGATTTCGTCGTTATCGCACCAGCGCGGCCGCCGGTAATCGCCTCCGCAGCAACAAGCATTCACCGGCATTTCCCGCCCCCCTTTACGCTTGTGCCGAGTTGGGCGCCGAGAAGATGTATACCAGGGCATCGCCCGCGGATGTCGGGATGGAGTAGAGCTGAACGATCGCCCCTACGCCGATCGGCCGGATCATGCAATCCCCTCCGTTGACCGTGCCATCAATATCGGTGATCGTGACCCCCGTCGCATGCGTGTACGGTGGGGTGCCGGTGACCTGCTCGAAGCCGTTGACGCTCGGTAAATCAATTCCGTCAGTGACCCACCGCGCCGCCCCCGTAAGCGCCGAGTTGTACCCGATGATGCGCTGGGTGGTATAGGTGAAGTCCGGGAAGCTCCCGCCCTGCGCTGTGATCCGCGCCAGGATCCCCCGCCCGGATCCGCCCACAAAAAAATACTGTCGCTTCCCCGTGCCGTTTCCGCCGTCGAACCCCACGACGAGCACGATCTCGCCGGTGGGGACAAGATGCGATTCCCCGACGTATTCCGAGAGATTCAGCGCAGGCACGACCAGGGCGAGCCCGGGGATGTCCTCATCATTCACATACCCCAGCTTTTCGGGAGCCGTGTCCGTGAGCACTTTTTGACGGCGCACCCAATACGTTGAGCCCGTGAAAACAGTAGCACCGTCGGGCGTCGCGATCGTTTTCCCGATCCACACCTCCACGACGCGCCCCTCTGGGAGCTTCGGGCCGGACAAATTGTTTTGAAGGTGCGCGATCATCGCCTCGATCGCGTTGATCGGCCGATTCAGATCGGAGGCCGATGCCATCCGCTGAGACATATTATCGCCGGATCGATAGGGCTTGAGGTTTCCAGGATTCAGCGCGTCTGACATTACAGCTCCCGCAGATCAGGGAGGCCCAGCTCAGAGAATGCCCGCGGCACAAGCGGGACGGCCGCCATCCATCCATTGCCGTGATTGAGCCCGCTCCCGATCCCCGTCCCCGGGTTGTCGATGTCGGGATATTGGTAATTCGTGTAGGGATCCTTAATCGTGGCGATTTCCTTCCATCCGCGCTGCCGATATTCCATCTGATAGAGCGTCTCCCACACGCGCAGGCGCTTGGTGGAATCGTCCGGGCTCACGATCTGGAGCGATCGGAACGAATCGAATTCCCCCGTCATTACGCGCAGGCGCAGGGAGTAAGCCGGATATCCCCAGATCTCCGAGACGTTGGTCGAGCCGTTGAAATACTTCTGCTTTGCCTGGATGCTTCGGAGCGTCTCCGGCCCCGCGAGCCGCGCGATCTCCCGCGTCCGATAGCCGATCGTGCTCATCGACTCCAGGCTCGGCATCTGGACGTATTGACTGCGAACAATCCCGCTTGCGATGTTTGTCGCGAGCGATCCGTCCGCCTCGAAATCGTATAATGGAGTCGCCGGTTTATAGTAGACCTGCATCGGCTTGCCGTACCCGTACCCGCTGGCCTGATTGGCGTAGCCGTCTCCCACCGTGCCCCATTGAAAGCTGGTATTCGTGGCAATCGTGGTGCCGTTGACCTGGGCGCCCGCGAGCCACAAATAGACATCATTGTCCGCAGCGTCGGCAATCGCGCCGGTGGAATTGATCCGGATCCCCAACTCGACATACGTCACATCGACGAAGGCTGAATTCTTGCTCTTGCTGTAATGCATCGCACGCTTGTCGATGCAGTAGAGATAGACAATCGTCGAGGATCCGTCGACCACGCGCAGCGTTGTAAGCTTCTGATCTCCGCGCTGCGGGATCGTGTCGCGCCCATCTCGATCGGGGAGCCCCTTCGCGAATTCCAGGGGGACCATCGGGTTATTGTTGGCGTTGAAGAAAATATAATCGGCGTCGGTCGTTATGTTGTCGACTTGGTAGCGCTCCGTGAGCACGATCCCGCCGTCACCCTCCCGGATCACGGTCCCCTCAGTTTCAAGCTTGCAAGTCGCATACGCCATTGTCGTACCCTTCGAAAATTACGGGCCCAGCACGGTCGCGCCGAACGAGAACGCACGACGCATGAAATTCCCAAGCCCCACCATCGGATCGACAATGTGGCGCAGGTTCGACGGATCCCCGATAATGTCGCGCTGGACGTCAACCGTCCCGGCCATCGTCCGGCCGCTGTCGGTGATCATCTGGAAGCGCTCGGCCGCGGCACCCGCGAACGCCGTGCGATACATCTGCTTTTTGAGCTCCTCCGGCGTCGAGTTGAATTCGTGCATGAAATCGCCCCACCGCTTCTCGGTGTCGGCCTCGTGAAACCGCATTTTCGTGGTGAGGTTGGAAACGGTTTCGTTGGTCACCATCTGCAAGCGCAATTGATCGCTGGCGAATTTGAGCTTGTGATCGGCCGCCTTTTCCTCGATCTCCAGGATCTCCGATTGCGCCTTGAGCGGCCGGAGTGCCTGTCGCCGCGCCTGGTCGATCTCCTGATTTTTGACGTCGGCGAGCTTCTGGGCGTCTTCCATGAATCCATCGCCGCCCATCGTGCGAGCGAACCCGGCGCGGCCCAGCGCAGAAGTGTTGGCGATGCGCCCGAAGAACCCCAGTTGCGACTCGGCGTCCGTCGATTGGTATTTCTGGGCCGTCTCATCGATGAGATTCCCCAGCTCCATTTTGTGACCCTTGAGCCGCGCTTTGTTCGCCGCCAGCTCCAGGAATAAATTACCGTTGGGGAACCCCGCCGCCGCCGCGGATGCCCGCCGCTGATAATTGGACATGCTCGCCGCCGTCGACGCGCCGAACAGCTCCCGCGAGCGCTGTGCCTCCGCGAGATTGCGCTGGATATCCTCTGGGCTGTTACCCGTTACCGTGTCGATCAGCTGCATTCCACGGGAGGCGAGAGGCCCAAAAAGCGGGATCGACGAAAGCGCCGCGTGATTGCCCTCATAGGCCTTAATGCCCGCCTCGATGCGCTGGGCGTCATTGATCGCAAAGCGCATCGATCGCGTTGCCTGAACGGCCGCTTGCCCCAGATCGATCAGAGACTCGGATACCCGCGCCAGAGAGTAAATCGACAAAAGCGAGCCGTGCCCGCCGGTGGAGAGCCCGACGGGGGTATTCCAGATCCCTCCGCCATGCCCGCGGGGTTGCCGTGGTTGGCGCGGCTGTTGAGCCGGAGCCGGGAAAGTCCACCCCCCGCCCGGCGTCATACCAGGGCCCGCGCCAGGAGCCGCCCCAGGCCCCCCGCCGCCGCCTCCAGGCCCCATACCTACCCCGCCCCCCGTCCAGGCCGGATAACCGCCCCCGCCGCCGCCTGCCTGACTCCCAGGCCGCGCCCAGGCCGCCCCGACGCCCTGCCCCAACGAGGGCGCGATCACCATGCGACCCGAATCGCGCTGCAGCCGCGCCCGCAGTTTTGAGAGCTGGCCGTCCAACGTTGAATCGTCGACCTCGACAACAACGCGAATGCCGCCGATAGGCTGAGATGCGCTAAACTGGCTCATTTTAAAATCCGCTCCAGCCTCTCAGAAAACACCCGATCTTGCCGCGTCTCCGCCCGCTCGCCGCGCTTCCAGTTTTCCAGATCCACGATTGCTCCCAGGTATTTCTCGAACATCTCCGCAGGGAGCTCCATTGGATCGCCGCCTACACCGGCCGCGAGCCCCGGAAACCAGTGCGCCAGCTTTGCCGCCTCGTAATTCCAGTCCCGATCCTCCCGGATCTCCTGGAGCGACTTTAGGAGGCGGCTTCCGAAGGGCGGGGGGCATCGATCCCGTTTTCGTCGTCGAATGCCTCCAGTTTCGCAATCAGCTCGTCACCCTTGAAACCGGCATCGATCAGATCGATCTTTCTCCGCTGGCGACGGCGCTCAAGCAATTCGGCCCCCTCATCCTTTTCGGTGAGGCGCACGCCGCACAGCTTCGCGGCGAGCTTGAAATCGGAGGCGATCCCGATCACCAGGGCATCCAGCGCCGCCGAGTAGCCCTCATCGGTGGGATTCGCCTTGCGCAATGACAGATCAAAGATCTTGGCGCGCCCGTCGATCGAGGAAAGGAACCGGAAAAACTCCTGTTCCCCGAACACTGCCTGATCGAATGCGTCGAGCTCATTAATGAACTCTTTCCCCTTGACCCCTCCATCGATGAGATCTTGACGGAATCGCGCCCGCCATGCATCGCGAACCGGCGACAGGAGCCGGGCGCGATCGGCGGGCGATAGCTTCGCCAGCTTCACGCCGCCGACCTTGAGATCCCTCGCCGTTTCGTCGGAGATTGGTACGTCGTCCTGAGCTTCCATGGGTTTGCCTCCAAAAAGCACCGGACCCGGCGCCCTTTAGGCAACGACCCAGGCCTCGGTAATAGCACCTTTATTGAACGCGCGCCCCTGGAAAGGCACGGCCCCCGCCGTCTTTCGATGGGAGACGCGAATCGACTCGATCACAAAATTACCGCTGTAAGAAACGCTCGTATCGAGCGTGGCCACGACCGCCACCCCCGCGCCCGTGAATGCCGCCATACCGACCGACGTCCCAGCCGCGCCCTTTTCGCAGAAGCCCGAGAAGTCCAGGGCCCAGGCGCGCACGCCGGATCCCGCGTGGTCCGCGTCCACCGTTTCGTTATAGCCGGTCACATCGTCGACTTGCTGGCGAGCTTCGAGATCGAAGGAGGCGAAATCGCCGCCGACGCCACCAACCGCGAGCGAACCATTGACCGGAGCGAGCTTTGCACGTGCCATAGTTTTTATCTCCTACGTATATCGTTTAGCCTTTGCAGTACGCCGAATTCGAAGGCCTCGGAGGGAATCGCCTTGGCATTGGGGGGAGGATTGCACTCCGCCGACGCGTGGATCTCCACAAGCTTCCAGTTCGCGAAGGCGATCTTGCATTGAGCGATCACATCGTTTTCCGTCTCCGGCCCCCGCATGAATGCTTTTCGAACCTTGCCCTTTTGATCGATGAGCACGAGATCCCAGCATTGGCGCTGCACGAGCTCCGCCTGGAGGAGATCCCGCTCGCCCGTGGTGAGGGGGCGATATTGCTTCCCGGCGATCGTGATCATCTCTGCGGGCATTAGAAAAACTCCATCGAGTAGCGCAGCGCCAGCGTGCAGCGCGTCACATATCGGCCGTCTGGATCCTTCCCGACTTGCTGCTGAAGCATGGGGGGGGTAACGATGTTGACGTTTGTTACCGCCCCGCCCATCCACTCCGCCAGCCGATTCGCTTTCAGGAACATGAACAAGGCATTGCCGACACTCGCCGCCCGCTCTCCCCCGCGGTTGGTCCACACGTTAAACGTCACCGTGACATCGCCCAGGGCGTGAGATCCATACGTCGTTTCGCCGTTCCCCGGAATGTCCGAGATCGTGGCATATTCAAAGACCGGCGTCCGCACCGGCGCCCGCGAGACGCCCCCGGGAAGTAGCGCCATCATCGAGGCATCCGCCTTGATCGCCTCCAGGATCGCCGGAATCAGATCCAGAGTTGCGATCGTGGTGCGCGGGATCTCCGTATATTCGAAGTCCACCGCACCGGCGCCGCCCGCGCCGTTGCCCAGGGAGCCGAATCCGCCGCCGCCACCGGGCTCGCCGCCAGCTTGTCCGACGTCCCCCATCGCGTCGCCGCCGTTGGGCTCGCCGCCGTCGCCGCTGCCAGGAGAGCCCGCGTCGCCGTCCTCCCCGTCCCCCTGGAGCGTGCCCCGGCCGCCGCCGCCGCCGTAGGTGAGGCCCGTCGCGCCGTTGCCGCCACTGGACGCGAAATCGCCGACGCACGAGGCCGCGGCCCCTCCCACCGTCCCCACCGCCCCCGCCGCCTTGACCCGCAGCGTCGATCCCTCATGCACCGAAACATCCACGCCCCCGGTATACGTCACCGCAAAGACCGTCCCGGCCGCCACTCTCACGAGGCTTTTCGTTGCCAGCGCGCCGCCGCCTCCACCGCCCAAAACCGTACCCGCCGCCCCCTTGCCCACTGCTGTAATGAGTAACGTTCCATCGGTGCCGAAAGGCATTGTGAACGACTCGCCCGGTGCCTTGCTTACGGTCACCATTTATGCGCCCCTCGAAATGATCTGGAGAACCGCCGACGCACACTCCGCCAAGCCCCGCCGGAGAAACGGCCGCGGTGCCACCTCGTGAGGCGGTGCCACCTTGACGATTTTCCCTGTCTGGAAATCCCAGGCCCAGCCGTCCCAGAAGTGGCCAAACTCCTCATCAGCCGAAAAGTGATGCCCCGGATGGACGTGTTTGTCCACCGCATCCGAGACGATCCAGCCGCGCAGAGGATTCGCATCGGCCGCGTATTGCACCGAATCGCGGAGCGTGCCATCCCAGAGATACGGATACTCCCCCGGGGAGCTGGCCACGAACGGAACCACGCTCCCGGTATTCTCCGCCAGCCGCATGCGCACGTAGCCGGTGACGTAAAGCGACGCCGAGCGAACGCGCGGCGCCAGGAACGCCCGCAGCTCCCGCTTAACCTGCGCCCCTCGCCAATGTATCGCGCGACTCATAGCGCCTCCCGCGTCTTCATGGCGCGGGCGGTGTGCGAGAACATCCGGCCGCGGCCCCCCTCATCGTGATTGACCACCTGGAGCACGTACACGCCGCCCTCATCGTCGACGACATGATCCTCTATTTCAGCCGTGAGCCGCTCGCGCGTGTAAATCGTGTGCGTTTCCATTTCCGCGCGCTGCTCAAATTCGGCCGTTGTGTAGGAGTCGCCCGTCTCCTGGATCGTGCAAGAAATCGCCTCATCGAGTAACCGGCGGCCCAGCGCCAAGCCGTCCGCGAAATCCTCGACCGGGATCCCCTGCGCGTCGATCGGCGACGGGACGCGATACGTCGAAATTGTGCGATTGAAAATCACGGCCTCACCAATGGACGCATGACCACGTTAGGCGCCGACTCCGCGCCGGAGACGTCCGCCATCTGTTGTATCCGCCAGTAGTCCGAGCCGCGCATCTGGTATCGAGAATACGAGTACGCGCCCAGACTCTCACTCTGCAAGTGATCCGCCTCCAGCATCAGGAACAGGATCACCAGGGCGCCCGCGCGTGAATCGTTGGCCTCATCGAGCGCCGCCGTGATCGCGTCCGCGGCCGTCATCGTGATCCCATTGCGAGAGAACGACGCGCCCGCGGGGAGGTTCATCGCAACAAACTGGGCATCTGTGAAGGCCATCGCATTCCCCTATAAAAATCGCCCGCGGAGAGATCCGGCGGGCGATTCGTTCAACGCGTTAAGTGCTCGCCGTTACTGGCCCTGAAATCCCATCGGCGTTCCCGTGGTTTCCGGTGCCGCCTTGTTGAGTGTTGCCGCCTTGCCCAGCTCCACGATCTTGCGATCGGCATCGGCCAGCTTTGCCCGCAGCTCCACGACGTCGTTGCGGAGGTTTTCCGCTTCGGTCGTTTTCCGCCGGAGAAGATCGATCAGGCGATCGGTATCGGTGTCCAAGCCGCCCGCCGGTGCGCCATACACGCGGGCATCGTTCGCGCGGAGCCGATCGGCGATACTCTTGGCGACGGAAACCTTGCCGCGCGTGTAGATCTTGCCGTCCATCACGTGATCGCCCAGGAGCGTAATCTCGATGATCGGATCCTTTGGCGATGGCGCTGCCGTTGCGGCGGGCTGAGTTGGGGTGGGGGGTGGCATAGCATTGCCTCCAGAAAATGGGTTGAGGGTAAACACTTATCGCCCAGAGGGTTTTTCCCCCTCTGGGCGATCATGTGTCTATCGTCAGACCCTTACAGAATCCCGCGG